AAACCCCGAAACCGAAGAGCAAGAATGGATCGCCCGGCCAATTGACCCATCGACGATAAGATACAACGCAGTTGCTTACTCCTACCTGCCGCTAGACGCTGATCTGTTGGGCATCGACGCCGTGCGTCTGCCCAGCGATGGGCGCGTGCCAATATACCGACCCGGCAACGTTGTTATGATCATGCACCCGCAAGACACCGCCCCCCAGACCGTGGCCAACGGCGACACCATCGCCACCCGCCCGCGCATCGGATGGGTTCGCGTCATGGACGCCAACGGGCAACAGGTAGCCGAGGGCTACAGCCTCGATAGAGCCACCGGCACCGTGACCTTTGACGATGTGACCGGCATTGCTATGCCCGTCACGGTCAAGCATACGGTCGGCGATTTGCGCCTCGTGACGGATGTGCAGATTACAGGAGACATCACGCTAAGCCGTCCGCTCACGCATGACTACCCCGCCAACGAAACCATCGTCGCCAGTTGCCTGATCCACGGCGACCGGCGCGCCAGGGTAGCTCAAACGTGGGACGAAAAAAGCTGGACCGGCGAGTGGAAAGACAGCATCGAAGGCGACGAGGCCACCGCCACGCTGAACCTAATCGACCACCCGATCACCGTCACAAACGAGGGCTGCGACACCGACCGCTGGCTGTTCCGCTGCACCAACGCCGGCAGTAATGCCTGGGAGCTAATCAGCGAAAAGCGTGGCCTCGTCTGGTCTGGCACATACACCCATACCGGTGACGACGTGGCCCCCATCAACCCTCGCACCCTGGGCGAAGATGGAGGCGGCGGCGTGCCCTACATGACCATCCCGGCCGCAGCCAACGGCGGCGGGTGGAGCACCGGCAATGTGATCCGGATCAACACCGTCGGGGCGATTGCAGATTTCTGGATTGCCCGCGCGATCCAGCAGAGCGATGAACCGCTGGACGACGGCGCGGATGGTTGCGAAATCTACGCCCTCGGCAACATCGACAGACCGTAACGGAGACACCATGGACATATCACCAGCGCACCAGACCGCCGTGGAGGAAGCCACCCGAACTCCCGCCCTCCATGCTCGGCTGACCCTGCTACAGCAAACCGACACTGGCAGCACAGACCGGGGCAGCATCGCCCTGTTCGGCGGCACCCGGCCCGCCCCCGGCGAAGCACCGGCCAGCGGGGCCATCGTCACAATGCTAATGACCACCACCGCCGGTGCCGTCGATGAGTCGCTATACCAGCTTGCCCTGGACGCGCCCCTTGAGGGCCAAAACACCGGGGCAGACCCGGACTCGGGCACCGTCCCGACATGGGCGCGAATTTACACCCCCGCCGGGGCGTGGTGGGCCGATGTGTCGGTTTCCGTTGAAGGCGCCGGCGGGGAGATTCAGATGGTCGCCACCGGCACCGAGGGTGATCCGGCAGAGCCCGTGGTTCGGCTTTTTAATGGGGCGTTTGCACGCCTTTCTTCAGCGACTTTTCAGGGGTGATTTATGGGCAACAATTTACTCATCGCGGTCGGCGATTTTCGCGAAATTGTCGGGCTTCAAAGCGATAATCCGGTCTCGTTAATCACAGGGCTAGACTTGCCCGGCACCGGCTACGGCTGCGCCTTTTCGCCGGATGGTAGCCTGCTGGCGGTAGCGCATGTCAGCGGCAACCGCCTAACCGTCATCAACACTACGGACTGGACGGAAATCGCCGGGACACCGAGCCTGCCCGGCACCGGCTACGGCTGCGCCTTTTCGCCGGGAGCTATAACGGTACCCACCAGAACGATAGAAACAAAAGACTCGGCAGGAAATGACCTGAGCACCAGCCTCGTGCTTGCTGACAGAAACTTGGCTGAGATCGGCCAGCTTGCGTCAAATGGATCTGTCGACATTCAGCTCCTTGTGTCCGGCGATTTTTGGCTGTTCATGAAAGACGACCGCCCCGGCGCCACCTCGGACGCTTTCGCCCGCATCACCCTGGACGCCACCAGCGGCGACCTACCCCCGCTGGTTTTGTCTCAGGGCTACATCGGCGATCTGGTCACCATCTCCAGCAACCTAACCACTCAAGCCGGCGCCCCCGGCGATGAGGTAGTGATCCGCAACTGGACCACCCGCGAACTGGTGGCGAAGGTCATCCCGGAAGCCAACGGCGACTGGAGCGCGGAGGTCCCGCCGGGCACCTACGATGTCAGCTACATCGCGGAGAACTGCGCCCCGGTGATTCATGGCCCCTACACCGTAGAGCTGCCGTGACATGGGCTACCGCCCGCCGGAGTACACAACGCCGGTCACGCTGACGGTCGGCTATAAAACCCCGGGGCTGTACCGGCCCCACGTGTTGACCGAGGACTACCAGCCCCCGGCGCTGGGCGAACCGCTTCGCCTGCCCGAACAGTATCAGGCCCCGGACATCACCGACGGCCTGACCCTGCTCACGCACTACCAGCCGCCCGCGTTCGCCCCGGTGTCACTCGATACCCGGTACACCGCCCCGGCCAGTTTCGAGCCGGTCATGCTTTACACCCCATATGACCCGCCGGCCCTGGGCAAGCCCATCGTCATCACCAAGGGCTACAAAGCCCCCGGGCTGGATCAGGCGCGGGTACTGGCCACCGACTACACCCCGCCGGCCCTCACCGCCCGGGTAACGATTGCCGATTCGTATGCACCGCCGGAGCTATCACGCCCGCTGGTACTGACCAACGGCATCACCGACGACAGCGACGACCCGGACGCCGAAGGGCAACTGCTGGCAGATATTCCGAGCGCCGCCCCGGGGCTATCCCTGAGCGCCACCGGCGAAACCATCTCTGCCGGGGCATTGGCGGCCCAACTGCTAGGCGCCATCCCGGGGATTACGTTTGCGGCCCTCGGGGCACAAGACACCACGTACAACCCGCCGCCGATATTGAGCGATGTGATTCTTAGGGCGGGCTACGCCATGCCCCCGTTGGGCGATCCGGTGGAACTGTCCGAGCAAATCGAGCCGGAATCCTCGATCTACGGCAACCTGCGGGCCGATACCCCGGTGCCACAGCTCAGCCTGACGGCCACCGTCAGCGGCGAAATCATCCCCGCCGGGGCATTGGCTGCCCAACTACCCAGCGCAATCCCGGGGCTATCCCTGAGCGCCAGCGCGGCCATTATCAACACCGGTAACGCTACCGCGTTACTGCCCCAGCCGCCGAAGCACCCGGCGACCCTGGCCAGCAACGCCGTGCAGATAATGGACCTGCCCGACAACGACGGCGCCAGCACTCGCACCCGCCACGGCACCCGCTACCCGGACGCCTGGCAGGGCCTGATCTTCCGCCAGCGCCACGGCCAGCCCACGGCGCTGCACCTGCAAGGCGACCACCAGGCCATGATCCAGCGGCGCAACCGGCTGGCCGCACCGCGAGCCGAGATGATCCGGTTCCAGCGCCCAATCCGCCAAGGCCACCAGCACGGCATCGACGCCAGCAGTCACATACAGGCCCCGTATGCCGAGGCCATCCGCACCCGGGCCAGCAAGCAGCAGGCGCACCAGCACGGCCCCGACCGCCACGGCAACACCGGCATGCCCCATGCCGACACCATAAAACGCCAGCCATCACTGCGCATGGCAGAAAGACAGTCAAGGCCATCCGCCAACTCGCTCGGCATAGGGCACCATAACGCATGGCCCACCGGCACCCGGCTGGAAGTGCGCTGGACAAAGGCAGCTCACCCCGCACCGGGCTATTGGTGGCCCATCTACCAGCCCCCGGGCCTGCGGGCAGTTATCCCATGCGACGACTACCAGCCGCCAGCGCTGCGCTGCCCGGTCATGCTGGGCAAGGGCTATCCGCTGCAACCGTACTGCCCGCCCGATCCGGAACAGCCCACAACAATCATCCCCATCAGGGAGGAGTACCGAGTGATAAACACCCTGACCATCACCGAGCTTGACGGCACCCCGCTGCCCGCCAAGGATTTCAGTGCCAGCATCGACGCCGACAGTTGGACCTGGAGCTGGTCAACCCGGATACCCGCCAGCGCCCTGGCACAAGTGCGGCCGGACAGCAGCACCCGGGTAGAGCTGATCGCCACCATCAACGGCGAACCCCTGCGGGTACTTGTGGAGAACATACAGCGGGAGCGCCGCTGGGGCGAAGCCTGGCTGCGCGTTTCAGGCCGTGGCCGCGCCGCGTTCCTGGCCGACCCCCTGGCACCGGTTACTCAGTACACCAACACCAGCGCCATGACAGCACAGCAGGCCCTGGCCGAAGCCCTGCAGGATAACGGCGTACCCATCGGCTGGAATCTGGACTGGCAGATCGAGGACTGGCAGATCCCGGCGGGTATTTGGAGCCACAGCGGCACCTGGATCGACGCGGCCAAGCGCATCGCCGAAGCTGGCGGTGCCTATGTCCAGAGCCACGACACCGACCAGACCCTGCGCATCTTGCCCCGGTACCCGACCGCCCCCTGGAATTGGGGAGCCGCCACCCCGGGCATTGCCTTACCGGAAGACGTGGTGGAGGTCGAAGGCATCGAGTGGCAGGAAAAGCCGAACTACAATGCGGTCTGGGTGCATGGCGGTGAGCAAGGCCGTCTGGATCGCATCATCACCGGAGTCAGTGGCGGTACTAATCCAGCGCCCACCATCGTAGACGACCTAGCCACCGACCCGGCCATGACCCGGCAACGCGGCCTGGCGCTATTGGGCGACACCGGCAAACAAGCCAACATCAACCTGCGCCTGCCGGTACTACCGGAGACGGGCCTGATCCGCCCCGGCGCGCTGATCGAGTACCACGAACAGGGCAACACCCGGCGCGGCCTTGTTCGCAGCCTGAGCATCAACCACAGCTGGCCGGAGCTATGGCAGACCATCGGAGTAGAAACCCATGAGTAATCTTTATAAGCGCCTGCTCGGATTGCTGCCGAGCGAACCCAGGGACAAAGGGGAGGTGATAGCGACCACCCCGGACGGGGCCATCGTGGAGCTGGTGACCGGCGCCCGGGTACGGGTAAGGGGCGCTGCCAGCGTAGGGGATCACGTATTTATTCGGGGAGGTCGTATTGAAGGGCCGGCCCCGGCTCTTACTGGTGTTGACCAGATCATTTGAGGAGACTGTCCATGGACAACTACAAGCTGATATTACACCACTTCTCCCCGTCAGAGTTTGGGCCTACAGACTTCCGTTCTGAGGACTGGTTCCCTCAGATGGATCCAAGTCTTCTGGTTCGTGGCGATGTGTTCCGGACCTTGTGGGGAGCTCCTGTGGCAATCTCTGGAGCCAAGAGGGCTCTGGGTCGGCACAACGGGGCAAAGGGTAGCAAGTCGGATCACAATGTTGATCGACGGGGATCTGTTCAGGGCATGGATGTGTTTCCGGAAGGCCTTGAGACCAAGCGGGATGCTGAGCGGGCTTTGGAGTGCGCCAAGACTGCGGGTCTTTGTTCTATTGGCCTGTACCCGGAGTGGAACGGTGGCGTTGGCCTTCACCTCGGGGTGCGCGAGGGTAGCGGTGGCAGTAAGCCTCTCGCCATGTGGGGTGCCGTACAAGACCAAAAAGGGCAGGCCTACGTATCATGGGAAGAAGCCCTCGAAAGATTACCGGATTGATGTTCGAGTAGGCTCAGGCGGGCTGTTTCTGCTATCCTCCATACCCATGTGAAATTAATTTCAATGGGAGTGGTCGTGTCTGGAGAGTATCATCACACCGACCAAGGGACAGTCCCGCCACCCATGCCACCGGCTCACCGGGAGGCTTCACTTACTGACGAGGAGATACGGGAGGTCCGAGAAATGCTCGAGGCTGATCGTCGCGTCAAGTGGTTATGGGCCGGGGCTCGTAGGATAGCTATTTGGGTGGCTGCTGTAGTCGGGGCCGCTGTTGTGAGTTGGGAGTTCTTTGTAAAAATTATCCGTAATATTGCAGGTGCATAATCATGGTTTTACGCAGTGTCGTTCATCGTTGGATACGCACTCATGACCGTGACCGGAGATCCGGGCCACCACTCGGCACCAAGACCAAGTGGGCACTCTATTTTGCAGTTATCTGTGCAGTCTGGATCGGGTTCAAGACTATCGAGCCTCATGTGTTCCCGGTCATCAAGGACTTCACCATCACCAAAGCCATACACGTTGGGGAGAATGTGGCTATCAGTGGTGAATTAAATAAGGTGCGGGCTTGTCGGATCCTCGACATAGTTGGGTACTCGGGAAAACAATACATTACGGTCATCTATCAAGATTACCCGGAAGCCCTAATATCTAATCGGTTGGTAAGGTCTCAGACGTATGGACCATGGATCCTGATACCGAATGTTCCTGAAGTTGAGCTCTATGCTCAGCACCTCTGCACAACAGGGGTAGTCACCACCAAGCTGTTTCAGGGGGCTATCGTGGGGGTTTCCCAGTGAAGCTCTTACATGGCCTCAGCTACGCCTTCCACTGGCTCCTATGCCACCTCATAGCCTTCCTGCTGAGGCTGGTAGCCAAGATCCCCGGCATGTCCTAAGATGGTGTGGCCGGGGGTCGCTGTACCACCCTCATAATTCATAACTGAGGGAAACCGTATGAGGGTAATCGTCACCCTTCTACTGGCCGTTCTGGCTATGCCGGCCTTGGCCGTAACCCTGTCTTGGGGACCACCCACCACCCGGGTAAGTGGGGAGGTGGAGCTACCGGTTGACACCGTGTTGTCTGACTACAAGCCGAGGCACTTCCGGATCCGGGTCTACGATACTGACGGTCTTGTATCTGAGTGGAGTGATTCAGTCCGGGCAAAGCTCGTAGGCCCACCTACCGCCCCAACCTTGATGATATTACCCGATGGTTAGAGTGGGTCATGGGTCTGGGCCGAAAATGAAATTAATTGCAGACAGGCGGGGTTAAGCCCCGCCTTTTTCATGGGCCTTATTGACAAAACCTATAATTTAGGTAGAATACTCGTATACTCGGGGAAATAAGGAGAACCCATCATGACCACTGCAACCGCTATGATTCCTACCGATTCCTTTGAAACGAAATCCGCCAAGGTTCGCCGTCTGTTCAGCGAGGGTAACCGGGAAGAAGCCCTGAAGATTGCCAAGGGTTTCAAGATGGGTCTGTCTCGTAAGGATCGGGCGGTGCTGCAGCGTGGTTATGAATGCCTGTGGAACCCCGAGTTCTACCAGAAGCTGGGCTACGATCCCGAGAAGGAAGTAGCCAAAGCCATGATTGTCTGCTCAACCATCTGATCCGAGGAGTTCCGGATGTTGCAAGAAGCTATTGAGGCACGATTGCCTTTGATCTATGCCTTTGGGTCCGACCCGATTAACGACCTGTCCATCATTCAGGCCATGCTGTCCGAGAATGGGCTGTCGGTTGATGAGGCCTTATTCGATGTGGAGGAGGTTGTCGAGGATGCCCTGATCTCCAGCCTGTCGAAGGGCTACTGTGCGGTAGTGACCGACTCCCAGCTTGGATCATTCAACGTCAGTGCAGTCTACGAGGCGGCTAGTGACTGCGAGTTTGAGGAGGGCGGTATTCTGATCATCCTCTACTGCTCCGGTGAGGAACCTTCGGCCATGATCAAGGCCTCATTCTTCTGTGCCGGCAAAGTCCTTCCGGAGGAGAGGACAGTCAAGGAGGTTCTGAGTAACTACTACCCGGGCGACAAGTTGGAAGATGCGTTGCAGTATTACCGGGGGCTGACTCTCAACGAGATTGTCACCGTGGCGGCTATGTCCACCACCCTCCATGGGGATTGTTCTTTCTCGTCTGTCCTGAAGACTCGCAGGACCCTCATGGGGGAGACCCCGGGGTTGGAACTGGTGGATACGGCCATCGGCTTCTACAAGCCTGACATGAGCCTGAAGAACTACGCAGTGAAGGCCTCGAAGCTGTTTCATGTTGACCTGCCCGATTTCAGGCCGCGAGGGATCCTGCTGACCGGGTTGCCCGGGACCGGGAAGACCGAGGCCTCCAAGTATCTCGCCTCACTGCTTGAGGTGCCCCTGTTCCGGCTGGACATGGGTGGGATGATGACCAAGTGGCAGGGTGAGTGTCACTCCGCTGACACAGAGTATCTTACCCAGAGAGGATACCTGACTTTACCCGAGATCTTAGAAAATGACTTGTTGGCCACGGTCAACCCAGAGACGGGAGTCCTTGAATTTCAACCCTACTTGGAGAAAGTAGAGTACGATTTTGAAGGGGATTTGTTGCAGCTAGGTCAACATCGACCGTTAGGGCTTGTAACCCCCAATCATAGAATGTGGGTTTGTGGTTCAAAGCTTAGCAACCCCTCCTATGATTTTTGTGAGGCGGGCCTTTTAAGTACAGTGCCGTACAGAAACTCTGATCGAGTTCGGATACCTACACCATTGCCTGTTGAGGGGAAGAAAGAGATATCCGACTTTAATGTGAGTCTAAAAACCGGAACTTCTTATAAGTTAAAGAAGACTGGTAAGTTTCCAATGAATGAGTTTCTTGAATTTCTTGGGTACTTTGTAACCGAGGGGTGTTGCCGCAAAGACAAACCGGGAATCATACTGCTGTCTCAAAACCCCGGACCTGTAGCTGATCGTATGATCACAGTAATGGAGGCTCTATTCGGAAAAGTCTGGACTATGGAGTCTCGGGGGTGCATTACACTTAAGTCTAGCCATTTGCTTGCTTGGGAATGGCTTGCCGACAACTGTGGTGGGTATAGTTATCAGAAAAGACTGCCAGAGTGGGTCTTTGACTGTCCCCCGTCTCAGCTAGAAATACTTTTAGAAGCCGCAATAGCTGGAGATGGGTCTTACGATTCTAAAGGTAGAGGTGGCGAATCGTTTGTCTTCAACCTGACAAGCTTTGAGTTGTCAGAGCAGATTGAGCGTATGGCTACTTTGTTAGGCTACTCCGTATCATCAAGGACTAGCCATCCTCCCGGAAACAGAAGACCGCAGCGCCACATCTATTGTAGCCCTAGAAAATCTAAAACCCTATCCGTGGCCGACATCACACCGGTAAAGTACTCAGGTAAAGTTGGATGCTTCACTGTCGCTAATGGGTTGCTCGTAACCCGGTATAAGGGGCAAACCTTAGTGTCTGGTAATAGCGAATCTAACCTGAAAAACGCTCTGCAGGTGGCTGTTAAGTCTGAGCCTTGTGTCCTGCTGCTGGATGAGGTGGAGAAGGTGCTTGGCAATGAATCGGACTCCGGCGGCTCTGTCTATCGGATGCTGTCTCAGCTTCTCTGGTGGCTTCAGTCTCACCAAAACAAGATCCTGACTGTTATGACCTGCAACGATATCAATAAGCTGCCTAAGGAGCTTTATCGTCAGGGTCGGGTGGATCAGGTAATCGAGTTCTACGGCCTCAAAGGAAATGATGTAGACGACTTCGCCAATGATGTTCTGGACTACTTCTACAAATCCTCTGGACTCACGCTGGACGGTGGTGCTGTGGACGAGTTTGACCAGATGGTGAACAAGTGGGCAGGCGAGATCATTCACTTGTCTCAAGCCGAGATTATCCAAAGCGTGAAGGAGTTGATCATCAAGTCTAACTTTTGACAAAACCATTAATTAAGGTAGAATGAAGCTGTACCACAAACCCAAAGAAGGAATCTGATATGTCATTCGATACAGTTGAGCAAAACGGTAAAACCTATGTGATGGGCGATCCCCGAGCCTATGTCGTGATCATGCGGGAGGAGGGGGTCACCCTCAGCATGAGCATGTTGGCCAACGTCAAGTTCCGGATGGACTGGGACGAGGATTCGACCTACGACGAAAAGCAGGTCATGACTGACGAGGTGGCCAAGGCCTTCAATGCCCTCAAGCCTTTCATGAAGTCTCCGCACGGCGGCTACTCCACAACCAAGGAGTTCACCCCGGACACCATGAGCAAGGCCATTGAGTTGCTGGAAACGGCCAAGGATGTTCTGAAGCCGGTGATCCCGTTCGAGGAAGTGATCGGCCCCATCAAGGCGGTAAAGAGCTACCGGGACACTCTGAACGAAATGATCGAGGAGGGTCTGTCTCCGGAGAATGCTCAGAAGAAGAAGGAACTGGAGGGGCTCAAGGGGCAGATGGAGAAACTGCAGGAGCAAATTAGTAAGCTCCATGCTGACGCCAGTAAACTGTCCGGGGCTATCAGCGAGGAATACCAGTCTGTGGCCAAGGAAGCTCAGGCCAAGCTGAAGGATGATGGTTTGGAGGAGGCCATGTTGTTCTCTACGGCTCCGTTCAATGCCACCACCCGCAGTAGCGTTTACTCTGCCATGCAGGCAAAGGAACACCCCGGCATTCTGGTAGGCCCTGAGGCCGCTGATAGCGAGGACTTTGACACTGACGATGGGGACGGGGAAGACTGAGGTCTTGACTAAACCAATTAATACCAGTAAAAAGAAAGGCCCCTGTGCAAGAGGGGCCTTTGGGTATCAGATGGGGAATCTGATGCTCATTCACCGAAGTCACTTTGCGAGTAGGAGCAGTAGCGAATGAGCGTCCAGCATATAACAGCTTCTTGGGACATTCAACTACAACCAACCGAAAAATTACTGTTGGTTTTTCTTTCACATCACGCCAACAAAGCAGACGTTGCTTGGCCGGCTACCCGGACCATCCTGAAGGCAACCGGTCTGTCCAAGGCAACCTTTTACCGAGCCATCGCCAAATTGAAGAACGCGGGGCTGGTGGTCCAGACTTACTGGAAGGGTCTCAAAGCCTACCGGGTCAATCTCACCGGGAGACAGGAACAGTCTCCCCCTGATACCGGGGAGTCTCACTGGGATACCGAAGCGTCTCACCATGAGACACATAACTGTAGTGAACTGTATTTGAACTGTAATAGAACTAAGGCCGAGCCTCCGGCGTCGGCTAATGTCATTTCGATTTTCAAGAATAAGGATCCCGGGATGAAACATGAGAAACCCAAGATGCCCGTGGGGGCACCGCTTTCCCAGACCATGAAAACGAAGTTGGATAAGCCTCGCCGGAAGGCGGGTGGTCCAGACACTACCAGCATGGTTTACCGGCAGTACCGGGAACTGGTCAGATCTGAATTTAATTTCAAATTGCCGGAGCCGGCAGCGAAAGATCTGGGGATCATGAAACACCTGATCAATCGTTGGGCCAGCCAGACTCCGGAATTGTTGTCTGTCATCATCGAGAACTATACTGACTTCAGGGTGTACTTTGAGGAGATCGAAGGCGAGGCCCTGAAAGGTGCTTACCCGGCTTTGCCGATGCTACTCAAGTATCACCACCTTGGACCCAACTTCTCCGAGTGGTTGAAGACCTCCGGGGACACCGGGCAAACCCACCAGCAACAGGGGCCGGTCAAGTTTGAAGTCGAAGATCCGGTGCATCAGGAGATCAAAGTTACGGTGGTCCAGTGATGTTAACGGTAAACAACGGCCCCAACGGGCCAGTAGATGATTCAGGGGATAGTCCCCTCTACGCTCCCGGGGTGTTGAATCCCGAGGTACATGGTCGCCTTGTAGCCGAGATCGGGAATATCGTTCGGCAGACCAATGTGCCGGAGAAGTACATCGCCAACTCCCTTGGCCAGTGGCTCAGCCCTGACGAGGTTCAGCTTATCCGGTCCATGCCTCAATGGGATCAGTCCGGGTTGCGGGGCCTTGTGTACTCAGGGAGCTTTTCAGCCCATACCCGCCTGCTTGCCATTTGCGGGTGTATGATCCGGAATTTCACCGATGCCCGGTTCCTGACGGTGCATCAGTTGATTGACGGGGTGAAGGCGGACTCGCACCTTCGGGATGTGAGTGTCATTGCCATACCGGATCTGTACGTGTCGCTGCAGAACGGGAAGTCTGGCATGTCTCCGTGGCAGGTCGCTGACCTCTACGATATTCTGCAGACCCGGGTTTCATCTGATCTGGTGACCTTCGGTTATGTGGACAACATGCAAAGGCTGAAGTCTGACTATGGGGAGGCGTTTCACGCCCTCATGTCCAATTTCCGTATTTTGAAAATGGCAGGGGCTTGATGAATACACTTGGAATGCGGCTGATCGCCGCGATTATCGACAGTAAGGATTCCTCTCAATTTGTAACAACAGGCATTCGGCGGGAGCTCTTGACCGGGCAGGAGGCTCAGGTATTCGATTTCGTGTCGGATTACATCAAGAGTTATGCAGCGGTGCCAAGCCGGGAGGTGGTGAATCAGAAGTTCGCTGTCACCGGGGTTTCACTGCCTGTGGCGGCGGATCCGCCAAAGTTCTATGCTGACGAGGTGCGGAGGCGGTTCATCAATGATCAGTTGGTTGAGGCGTTTAACCAGTGCGCTCCCTTTGTCAGTTCTGCCGGCATCAACTCGGATCCTGAGAAGGCCCTGTCCATCCTGACTGAGAAGTGCATGTCGCTGTCAGTCACAAACAAGATGGGGCAGATCCTCGACTTCCGGGAGGCTGGGCCTTTGGTGTTGAAGAACTACCATGAAGCGCAGTACGGGACCGGGCATGAGCCTATCTATTTCGGGTGGGACTCACTGGACAAGGAGAGCTCAGGCGCCAGACCCGGGGATCTCATTTCCATTATTGGACGACCAGCGGCAGGTAAGGCCCAGCCACTGGACGAACCCGTTAAGACCATGACCGGATGGAAGAGAATGGGGGATCTTAAAATCGGGGATGAGTTAGCGTCTATTGATGGTTCCCCCAGTCATGTCACAGGGCTTCACCCTCAGGGAGATTTACAGGTTTTTGAAATTAAATTCAAAGATGGACGTACTACTCGATGTTGTAAGGATCACCTATGGGAAGTCTTCTACCGAGACTGGGATGCCCCACGGGTTGTATCTACGGAAGATTTAAGGTCTATGCTGGGTAAGAAGCGATATCAGAGGAGACTTTCTGTCCCGTTATCGGAAGGGCACTTTGGCCACACCAACCCGCTGCCGTTAGACCCATGGCTGCTTGGCTATCTGCTCGGTAACGGATGTTTCCGTACCAGCCTGAAGGTGTCATGCTCGGACCCGGAAGCCGTGGATCGGATGAGCTCCTGCTTGCCCCTAGAGTACTCTCTAGTCAAGGCATCCGGCGTTGACTGGCGAATAACCCACGGCGTTAAGAAACGCGAGAATGAATTAGCTACCGAGTTAAAGAGTCTCGGACTTTGGGAGCACAAGAGCGTTGAAAAGTTTATCCCGGAATCCTATCTTTTGGCGGATAGATCTAGGCGGGTGGAGCTGCTGCAGGGTCTTATGGATTCGGATGGTTGGGTCGATAACGGATCTCCCAACTTCGCAACGTCAAGTCCGAGGTTGTCACAGGATGTTCAATCCTTGGTCAGGTCCCTTGGGGGTGTATGTCGGGTAACAGAAAGGCAGACGACGCATAATCCGAGCTATAGAATGGTGGTCTGTCTTCAGAAAACGAATGAGGCTTTTTGGTTACCGCGGAAGAAGCAGCAAACCCGGGAGACCCATAGCCATTCAGGAAGGCCCAGCACTCTTAGGAATGTTATAGAGTCCGTTGATTATGTAGGCACCGAGCCGTGCCAGTGCATTACGGTAAGCCACCCGAGGAGGCTATACCTAACGAAGGACTATGTGGTGACTCATAACACCTTTCTCAGCCTGTCTGTGGCTCTCCACAACTGGATCCGACAGCGCAAGGTCGTGGTATTCCTGTCCATGGAAATGCTGCCAGAGATTCTGGCCATGCGAGCCACGGCCATGTATTCCCGGGTTAACCTCGGGTATCTGCAGAAGGGCCAGTTGTCCACGCCATCCTTCGAGAAGGTGAAGGCCAATCTGACCAAGGTGAACACGGATGAGGTTCCGTTCTATATTATCGACGGGAACCTGACCGCCACGGTGGAGGATCTATGGAACCTTGCTCAGACCTTGAACCCGGACCACATCATTGTGGATGGGGCCTACCTGCTCTCGCACCCCAACCCAAGGCTTAACCGGTTCGACCGGGTGGCGGAAAACTCCCGGCTTTTGAAGTCGGCGGTTGCCACCAACCTTGGTGTCCCTGTCACCTGCTCATGGCAGTTCAACCGGGAAGCCGCCAAGAAGGCGAAAGCCAAGAAGGGAGGTGACAAGGGGGATCTGGAGGATATCGGTTTTGCTGATGAGATTGGTCAGTTGTCCAGTCTGGCCCTTGGCCTGTACCAGCCGGATTCCGTGGAGACGCTTCACCAGAGGCAGATCCAGATCATCAAGGGGCGGAATGGCGAGTGTTCCGGCTTCAACATCAACTGGGATTTCCGGACTATGGATTTCTCAGAGGTTGTCCCGGAAACGGTGCAAGAACTGAATTATATTTGACAAACACTGAAATTTACGTAGAATAGTAGATATAGCGAAGTACTTGCCCCGACTGACTCTCGTCTTCCTCGGGGCTTTTTTTCGCAGGATGTTGACAAAACCATAAAATACTGCAAGACTTAATTGTAATCGGAGATAAGGAGCACATTCCATGGCAATTCATATCAACACCACAGGCACCGCTACCAAGGCGAAGCCGAAGGCCAAACCCGGCACGAAGAATCAAACCCAGAAGGCAGATCCGTTTCAGGATTTCATTGACGATGTTGGCGTTGAGACCTTTGATCGTATGCTCGAGCTTCAGCATCAGATCGATCAACTCAAGCCTCAGATGGAAGAGCTCGAGGAGCTTCGCAGCCTGACCAGCAACAAGGCCATGACCATGCTGGAGAAAGGCAAGAAATTCTATGTCAAGCGAGACATCGGCGTGGTCGAAGTCCCGGCCTGCTCCAACTCGACCGTTCTGGTGGATAAGGATCTGGCAGTCGAACGTCTCACAGAGATCAATCCTGAGTTGATAGACGAGTGCTTCACCCCGTCGATCAGCAAACTTAAGGGCTACTTGAGTGGTCCTATGGCTGCGGGTGTGTTCGATACCGTGTATGGCAAGTCACGCAAGCCAAAGGTCAAGTACGGCAAATGAACCTGCACCAGTTGACACTGCTGGCTAACTCCCTCGGGGGCAGTTTGTCAGAGGGCACCAGTCGTTTTCACAAGACCAAGTGCCTTTTGGCTCACTGGAAGCATGATGGTGGGATAGATAATAACCCCTCCGCAGCAATATCCACTGACCAGCCTCATGTGTTTACCTGCTTCTCCTGTGGTTCCTCTTACCGGTTGTTTGAATTGGTTTACGAGATCCACCGGTTGAATCAGAAAGACCCGGCTCCGTTTGAAATTAATTTCACTCAGGCTTTGGATATTGCTATGGCCGAAGAAGATCCAGACCCCTCTGGGTTGGCTTTCGACCCGGGTGCCCTAAAGGCTTATGAAGAGGCTCAAATGCAGGGACCTCAGCCATGGCCGGAGCAGCACTTGTCAAACTTCCAGCCAGCGTATGATCACTGGTACGTTCAGAGTCGTGGGGTTCCCCGGATGTTGGCTCAATCTTATGACATTCGGTATGACCCGTATTACCAGAGGATCTGTTTCCCGATTCGGGATTTTGGGGGTCAGTTGATGGGCCTTCACGGTAGGGCACTCGACAGCAAGAATGAACTTCGGTACTTCTCTTATGGATTCATGGGTCAGAGGAATCCTGAGGTAATGATCGGGGAGCATCTTGTCGATGCATCAAAACCTGTTATTGTCACTGAGGGGATGTTCGACATGACCCAGATTGCTCAGATCTATCCGAACGTCTTGGCCGTGAAATCCTGCCAGATCCAGAAGCGAATGATGCAACGGTTGTCGGAGTTCCCGGCGATCATAACGGCATTTGACACCGGGAAGGGAGGAAACATAGGACGACAGGCTGTAGAGCTGGCGTATGACCACAAGAAGCCAATAGTCCACATGATCCCCGAGGTCAGATATGGGGACTACGGAGCAACCCCTCTCCCAAGTATCCAAGCCCAACTGGGCAAGGTATTCCAAGCACTGTCATGAGGTGAATATGGCGCTTAACATTCAAGCAAACGAGGGCGTAGATGCCGCACCTGCCCAAAACGAACAGAAGGATCAACCTATGAACAACCAGAACACAGGATTCGGTGCACCCCCTCAGGACCAGAATCAAAACCAGAACAATCAGTATCAAGATCCGAACGGTAACTGGCAGTCTGGGCCGAATAACCAGCACCAACCTGATGCTGTAGGTGATCACAATCAGGCACCTCCTCAAAATCAGGGTGGCGGTTTCGGAGCCCCGAACCAGCAGCCAAATTATCAGCCTGACCCTCAGCCCACTCATCAGTCTGAGCCACAACCTCAGAACCCTCCGCAGAATCAGGGCGGTGGTTTTGCCAATACCTTTGGCGGACCAAACCCCGGAGGTAACCCGCCTATGAATAACGGTGGTTTTAATGGTAACCCTCAGAATCAGGGGGGCGGTTTCAATGCGCCTCAGAACAATCAGGGTCACAACCAGCAACCTCAGTCTGGCGGTGCCGTACCTGCTAACCTGATGAAGACCGGTGCCGATGCGTATCAGGCCTTCCAGAGTGCTCAGCAGAATCAAGGGGGTGGTGATCGCCGGTTCTTCCTCAAGCAAGGTGAAGAGCGGACAGTCGTGTTTCTTGATGGGGATCTGGATGGTAATGGATTCTTCACTAACCCGGTTACCCGGGAGCATACCGTCAAGATAGGTAACAAGTTCCAGAATATCCTTTGCCTGAATGAACAGGAGCCTTGCCCTCTGTGCCAGTTGGCCGGCGAGAACTCCCCGGTAGGTCGGGCGTCGTTTGTCTGCTACTTCACCGTACTGGATCGCACCGGTTACGTGGACCAGCAGGGCAACCGTCATTCTGACTTCGTGGCAATCTATGTGGCCAAGACCAACACCCTGAAGCAACTCCAAGCCTTTGCTAAGAAACTGGGTGGACTGCGGGGTCAGGAAATGACCATCACCCGGACCAACAGCAACAATGCTCCCCGAGTTGGTGATATGTTCATCCCGGGTCAGAAGTGGGACATCCAGAACCAGATCATCCCTCACTTCGTCAGTCAGGGTCGTAAAGCTGAAGAGTTCCAGCCGTTCGACTATGCCAAGGCCATTACCTATTACTCAGCAGATCAGTTGCGGAGCATGGGTTTCAATGATGGTCACTTCTCTGGATCTCCGGCTGGCTTCAGTGGACCGGGCACCATGAACCAGTCACCGTCCCATCAGCAGGACCAGCAACCTCAGGGCGGCGGGTTTGGTAATCAGGGCGGCGGGTTTGGTAATCAGGGCAATCCTCCTAATCAAGGTGGCTTCCCGAATCAGCAGCCAAACCATAACCAAGGTAGTGGGTTCCCAAACCAGCAACCGAACCAAGGCGGGGGTTTTGGGGGTAATCCGAGCCCAACACCACATACCCAAGATTTCAGTCAGGATATGTAATGCTACAGGCTTCTATAATAGCCGCAGCAGGTATTGTTCAGGATTCGCCCAGTATTAGGGCGAGTCTTGAGCGAACCTCTACTTTCGGTGATGAATATCGACTTTATAAAGATAACGGGGATGGCACCCTTAGCGTCCCTAGAAATTTATGCCAGTCCGCTTCTGATCTTAGATCAAAAGGATATTCCTGTAGTCTAGGAGACTTGAGTTTTAAGCCGAGAAATGAAACTCAGATGAGGGTAATGTCTCGGGGGTCTGAGTTGATTGGTCAGGGGTGGTCTTTTGTTTTAGAGGCCGGCACTGGAGTTGGTAAGACCGTATTGTCTTTGGCTCTTGCTCATAGGCTGGGGGTTACAACCCTAGTTGTTGTGGATCAAGAGAATATCATGACTCAATGGATCAATCGTATTCGGGAGTTCTTGGGGTTACCGGATGAGAAAATTGGTCGGATACAGGGAGACACTTGCCGATACAAAGATTGCCCTATAACGATAGCCATGGTTCACAGTCTCTGCAAAGAAGGACGTTACCCTTCAGAGGTTTACAATCACTTTGGGTTTACCATTTTTGATGAAGTCCATGTAATGGGCGCTGAGACTTTTAATAATGCTGGATACCTTGTCAATTCTTATTGGCGTATGGGTCTTTCTGCTACTCCAAACAGAAAAGACGGGAAAGACGAGCTTTTCAAGGCTCATATTGGGCCGATACTGATACAAGAGGGGTCTGCACCACTGGTTCCAAAGGTGATTTTGTCGGCTTCCGGTTGGAACTGTCCTACCAAAGCTAAGCAGAATCCAGACGGGAGTTGGTCTCGGGTTAAAGTACCTCACAGTCCTAGCAAGTGCGCTCACATCGTAAAGTCTTTGACAAACTCCCAAATTAGGACTAGGCTTATAGCCAACTTTACATATCAGGCTTATCGCAAAAATAGAAACATTGTGATTTTTTCTGATCTAAAGGATGCGTACTTACCAAAGATAAAACAGGCTTTAATTGAGCGAGGTGTGAAATCTAAGGATATAGGTTTTTATGTCGGGGGCATGAAGTCAGAAGCCCTAGATAAGGCCTCACGCAGAAGCGTGGTTTTGACTACATATAAGATGACTGCAAAAGCTGTTGACTGCCCTTGGTGGGATACGGCTGTTCTGGCCACACCCAAGTCAGACGCTCGTCAGGTAATTGGTAGGATCTTGAGAGAGTATCCGGGAAAAGTGGATGCCTCTCAGATAGGGTCAGGGGTGATCCCAATAGTCTTTGATGTTGCAGACTTAGATAGCCCCATTTTCAAAAACTACTATAAAGCAAGACTTCGCTATTACCGGGAAATTGGTGTTCCCTTCGGGGGCGACACCAGACTACTTAACCTGAGGTAATAGTAATGAGTGAACGAGACGACAAGTGGGCAGACCGGTACGGTGAGACCCATAACAAGAAGCGCCGGGAGCGGTATCAAAACGATCCTGCCTACCGGGAGAAAATCAAGAAGCAGGCCCGGGAGTACAAGCGAAAGCGCAACCGCTACCGGGAGTACAATGGTAAGGAGTATCGGGTCTATCGGGCCGGGGATATCAAGGAGACCTTGGGAATCACCCAGAGCCAGTACCTTTGGATGCGTGAGCGGGGAGTCTTCCCGGCCTCTGTGTTTGAAGGTGAGCAACATCGTATCAGTGCGGGGCAGTTGAACTACCTGAAGAAACTTTGGGATCAGCACCCGGGCGAGTACGACAAGCTGAAGACCGAGCTCCATGCTAACTGGATGAGCGTGTTGTAATGATTCAGACCACGGTGATCGGCTGGGCTCGAGTTGAGGTAACCGATTCGATCACCGGCCACGTTGACACAAAGGAGTACACGTTGATGAGTAATCAGGTGGGGATTCCGTTTGATGTGCCTCAGGCCAATGATAAGGCCGAGGTCGGGGTGACTCTTGGAGGCACCTACAATATGGGCAATTTCAACATGGCCCGGGTGCAGGTGAATATCACTGTCCCCTGTCCTGTTGGGCAAGTGGAGGAGGCCTATCAGTTCTGCCAGTCTTTTGCAGAATCGAAGGTATCTCAGTACCACCAGATGTTGTTCAACCCGTACAACCCGCAGTAAGGAGTAGGGTGTGGCTCTAAAGTTAAATAACGGAACGAAGTCTGGATCTGACGGCCTCCCATCTATCTCGAAAGTGATGGAGGCTCAGGTCAAGAAAAAGGGCAACAGTTCGGCATTTATCTCCTCGGCAGTCCAGAACGATAATGAGAAGTATGGGGATATGACCCGCCTGCCTTTCGGGGTCTTCCCTCTGGATTACATTCTCGGGGGCGGTATGCCTTACAACCGGATCACCGAGATCTGGGGTAAGGAGTCCTCCGGGAAAACCATGCTGGCCCTCAAGGCTGCGAATCAGGCAATGCACAAGTGGCAGGACAAGAATGTGGTTCTGATCGACTTTGAGCAGGCATTCGACAAGGCGTGGTATGAGGCGTTCATCGACTTTCCGGACAGGCTGATCGTGTTCACCCCGGACACTACTGAGGAGGCTGCAGACATGATGGAGGCCTGCGTGTCTGCCGGCGATGTGTCCATGGTCATTTTCGATTCCCTTGGGGCATTGATATCAGGCAATGAGCTTGAGTCCTCAGCGGAGAAGATGGCGGTCGGCGGGCAGTCCATGATCATTGGTCGCCTCTGCCGGAAGATACTTGCCCGCCTGAAGACTCAGGAGGCTCACGGAAACATCGTGAATGTCATCTTCATCAACCAGCTTCGGTTCAAGATCGGCCAAATGTTCGGGAATCCCGAGACTCGCCCGGGCGGTCAGGTACTCAAGCACCTCGTTAGTCTATCAATCAAGGTTTATGGCAAGGACAAGACAGACAAGGCTGGCTTCCCGTATGCGAAGAACATTTCTTGCACTATCGAGAAGCGAAAGATTCCTATCCTTTCACGTAGCACTGATTTTGATATGGCCGTGGTCAACGGCGAGTTCCGAATCGGCCACGTTGAATGCATGAACCAGTTTCTCGGATGGTGCAAAGATCTTGGCCAGTTGGAGAACACCGGCAAGGGCTTCAAGTTCTTTGGAGAGATTTACGAGAAGCAGAAGGACATTACCAACATGCTCCTGGCCTGCGAGGACGACTACATCAAGTATCAGGCCAAGCTGATCAATCTGGTTAAGGAGACCAATCTGTGAGGAAGAAGCGACACCAGCCAAACCCGTATTTGGATGATGGCCCGCCTCGCCATGGAACCAAGTCGGAACGGCGTATCGCCAAGGAGGTCGGTGGTCGGGAGACCATCGGCTCCGGGAACTTGGAGTTCCAGAAGGGTGACTCCTACTTCACAGCCAAGCCGGCAGAAATTGAAATTAATTTCATGCTCGAGTCGAAAGCCACCATCCACCAGTCGATCAGCCTGAAGAAGGCATGGCTGGATAAGGTGTATCTGGATGCCAGAAACAAGAACATGACACCGGGGCTGACTCTGAGTTTTGTGGATGAAAGTGGAAACCCTCAGGACCTGACCAGCGAGTATGTGGTCATTCCGATGAGTGTGTTCCGAGAGCTTACAGGAGGCTCTGATGGTTAAGCTAAAGAGTCATGGGGAGGCCTCAGCAGACCTTCTGGATAGTGCAAAGATGATCCTCCACCATGCGATGAGAGAAAGTCAGGATCACCGGGGCTGGCTACCGATTCACGCCTCGGATATCACGAAAGAGGGTAACGAGGAGTTCTGCCCCCGGCAGGTGGCTCTTCACCTGATTGACGATGACATCCCGAACAAGCAAAGCATCCCGGCCTGCAACCAGTACATGTTCGATCTGGGGCGTTTCATTGAATCTCTGGTTCGGGACAAGTACCTCAAGGACTATGTGTTTGGCCATTGGAAGTGCAATAGCTGTGGTGCCGAAACCCCAACTCCAAGGATGAACCCGGGAAACTGCGGTTGTGGGTCAACGGATATCGAGTACAAGGAATTGAACTTGAAGCGGTATGGTCTCGCTTCCTGTGGTATCGACATGCTTCTCAAGATTCCGGGGCAGGATAAGTACACCCTCTACGAAATCAAGTCGCTTGAACGAAAGCACTTCGAGGAGCTGATGGGGCCGAAGTCTGAGCACCTGAACAGAACCCGGTTCTATCTGGGTTTCATCGCTGACGATCCTCAGTTGAAAGGTCTGGTTCACCTTGATCATGCTCGTATTCTCTATGTCTGCAAGGGCTGGGGGCGAAAGGAGAAGATCAACTTGATAGACGGGACTCGGGAGAACACCACTCCGTTCATCGAGTTCAAAATCACGGCCAGTCCGGAGACGGTTGCCTACTACGATAAGAGGATCATCCCGGTCAAGAAATTCAAGGAGGAGAAAGTCATGCCCAAAGGGCTCTGTAAGACTCCCAACAGTCCCCGGGCGAAATATTGCCCGAAGAAATCCCAGTGCTTTAGCTCATATCCGGCAGGGGAGGTTTACGATGCTGATCATGGGGCTTGATATAAGCACGAAGACTGGCCTTGCCTTTGTCACGGATGTCGATGGTCACGTTGAGATCATTCGGGGCGTAGAGGTGACCTCACCCCTGAAGAACGGTCAATCGGAAGTGGAACGGTGGGAGCAGTACATGGAAAAGCTGTTTCTTCAGATCGATCAGGTCCAGCAGGAGTACGGATCTATCGACCGGTGCTTCATGGAGGGCTATGCGTTCACCCCTCACCAAGGCCGTGACACTATCGTTACTCAGGTGGCTCATGGGACTTCGGCTCGGATGATGGTTGAGCACATGGACATCCCATACCATCAGGTATCTCCGGGCAACTGGAAGCAGTTTCTCACTGGTAGTGGGACCCTCAAGAAAGACCAGATTATGATGGCCCTGTTCAAGCACTTCGGATATGAGGCCAAGACGGACAACATTGCGGACGCCATGGTGATAGCATTGTTTGGCTTATATGCCAGTGCTAGTATCTCTGGCCCTGCATACAGGATGGACGCTATCAGCAAGTGGCGTAAGTCCAAATTCGGTGAGGTTTTTTGAAATTAATTTCAGAAACCTTTTGACAAAACCTAATAATACTGTCAGTATTAACTTGTAGCCTAAACAAAACGGCAGTCAAAACGACAGTAAGGAGATATATCATGGCTGAATCCAAAGCAACTACCCCGGCAGCAAAAGCAGCATCTAAGGCCAAAGCTGCTCCCAAGAATCAAGAAGCTGAGACTCAGACCGAGACTCAGGAAACCGCAACCGTTAAGACCGGCACCAAAAAGGTGACCAAGGCGCAGGCCAAAAAGCTTGTCTCCGGTACTGACATCAAGACCTTCGATCTGAGCCAGACCGCAACCGCTATTGAAATGTTGGGCGAAGCGGACATTATGAACATGATCCCGGACTTGGTCGATGAGACCGGTGTCAATGACTTCAAGCTGGGCGGTGCACTGGCCCGGGTACAGGAAAACAAGTGGTGGAAAGACGAAGACTACGAGAGCTTCAACGCCTACTGTGATGACCTGTTCTCTGGTGGCTACCGCAAGGCGATGTACCTGATCACGATCTACAAGAATCTGGTCGAGAAGGAAATCCCTTGGGATTCCGTGAAGGATATCGGTTGGTCCAAGCTGAAAGAACTCCTGCAAGTTATCACCAAGGATAACGTGGAAGACTGGGCGGCCAAGGCCAAGTCAATGACTCTGGTCCAGTTGGGTCAGTACGTGAAGGACTACCTCGCTTCTCAGAAGGAGGAAGGTGCAGGTGCTCCGACAGGGGACTCAGGCACCATGTCCACTCTGGCCTTCCGCCTCTTCAAGGATCAGCGGGACATCGTTGAGGCCACTCTGGAAACCGTTAAGACTCAGGCCGGCGATCCAGACATGAAGAAGGAAATGGCACTGGTTACCCTGTGTGATGAGATCTCCTCCGGATCATCTACAGGTCCAAAGAGTTCAGAGACTCCTCAGCAGGCTCTTGCTGGGGCGGCTAAGAAGCTGGGCTGGCAGGAAACGCTGACCCTTCTGGCTGAGCTCTTTGACGATGAGATCGACATCAACGTCACTCAGAAGTAAGACCGGAATCCAAGACTGGGGCTGAGGCCCCCTTTCTTTTACCTGATATTGACAAAACCTCAAACTATAGTATACTGTAAAAAACAGTGGATAGATTCATGATTAAGCAGTTTGCTTCCAAATCTAGTTCTGATATTTATCAGTGTGATACGGATAAGAAAACCTGCACTTGTCCGGGATTCAAGTTCAGTAACTGGTGTTGTCATCTTCAGGAAGCTGTAGGACCAAAACCACAAAGCCCTCAGTCTGATATGTTTGGGCCTCATCCAACAGATGCTCCTGCTTTCGGTAGCTCAAAGCCGGTCAAACCCGCTTCGCCTGCTACCAAGAGTCAAGACTTTTACGATAAAGTTGATGAGCTAGAGGCGTTCTCTCGGACTCGACTTTCCAAAAATTTTATTATGCGCGATTTCCTATTTAGTGGGGTTGGGTCTATGGCTGGTATACCCGCTATGCCTGATGATCCAGATCATGTAATTGCGTCAGGTCGGGCGCTGTGTGAGAAAGTTCTTGAGCCTCTGAAAGCAGCGGGACTCAGGTTTTCTATCACTTATGGGTATATCAATCGAGAGACCATGGATTTAGAAAGCCCTCACAGTGCCAGCAAGCCGAGATCTTCACGACCCCATCATTGGGATCGCAAGACTTTTGGAGACGGGATTTACTGCCGGGTAGATATACTCCCCTACAATGTTGAAGACAAAGAGCTAGATCGCTACGAGCTTGGCCGGTGGATCATGTACAACCTAGATGTTGACATGCTGATGCAATGGTGGAAGTCCAATGTTTATTGCATTACGATCAGTCCTAAGCCCCGCCGTGTATGGTTAGAGTGGTGTCCAAAAGGAGAGGGCGATGGGAACTCTAACAAGCGCACCTACATGGGCGAATACTACTGGAATAAAGTCTATCCAAACGAGCATCAACCCCCGAAGTTCGGACCATCCGCAAGCGGTGGCCGGATGTTTTGGAATTAAAGGAGCATTCATGACTAACCTGTCAGACCTTAAAGAAGTACCGCTTTCTGAAATCAAACCCTACAGTAATAACCCAAGAATTAATGAGGCTGCTGTTTCTGATATAGCAGAATCTATCGAGGCTTTTGGATTTGTTGTTCCTATTCTTCTGGATGAGAAGAATACTATCATTGCCGGCCATACTCGTTGGGAAGCGGCAAAGACCTTAGATCTTGAATCCGCTCCTTGTCTCTATGCTAAAGGGCTCTCAGACGATCAGGTAAAAGCTTTTCGTATTGCCGACAACCGGTTGGCCGAAAACTCCAGTTGGAATATGGATCTTCTGGCGGAAGAAATGCAGGGCCTTGAGAAGTCTGGATTTCAATTGGGAGTGTTGGGCTTTTCTCGGGAAGAGTTAGACTGCATTCTCGAGCCAGTATCCGCAGATTGTCTGGATGACCTTAACCATGAATCTGTCTGTGGGGATGTTGAAAAAGTAGATCCCAATTCAGGACAGAGAACCACAGTTCGGATCAGTCTAGGCGAGTTCTCTTGGGTCATTCCTCTGAGCCAGTACAATGAGTGGGCATCTAACATGCGGGCCAGCTACTCAAGTGCTTCTGATGTAGTTGCTCACCTACAGAAAATTCTTGACCTCACTCCTGTCCATACAAGCAAAGAGGAAGAAACCGAGCCTACTTCAGAAACAGACGATAAAGTGGGGGATGGTTTTGATGAGTAATGGTGGGAAGTATGCCAAGTGCAAGATCAAACTGGTCCCCACAGAAACAGTAGTGGGGGCATCCTACAACCCACGAAAAACCGACCTTGACCGTCTTGAGCATGTGAAATCCTCACTAGAGCATCTGGGGTTTGTTCTTCCACTCTACGCCCAGTCGAAGACCGGGATACTATTGTCTGGTCACCAGCGTAGCAAAGCCGCTCATCTTCTCGGGTACACAAATCTCCCTGTGATGCACTTGAATGTTCCGGCCAAAGATGAGAAAGGTCTGAACCTCACATTCAACAAGGCAACCAACGACCTTGATGTGTCCAAGATTAACGCTAAAGCTGCGTATCAGGAGTTTGTTGAAAAGACTGCGGGGGAAGTAGATAAAGGAGATCCAGTCCCTCCAGATAGCTTCCCTTGTATGGAAACTGAGAAGATCGAAGTCAACACACTACTACACAGCCTCAGTCAGTTTGACGAGCTAACTGAGTACCATTTCAAGGTAGGATTGCCTCTCATTGTCCATAAGGCTTTTATGCCTCTTGTGGTTACAGAGTCTGGCGATCTGGTGAACGGTGCTTTCAGACTCTACGCCTATTGGAAAAAGGGCTTTGAGTTTTGCGACGTAGTGACTATCCCAGATAATAAGTACGAGTTCGCCAACTACAGTCTGAACCTCCTTGCCATGGACTTCGATGTTCAGGATCATTTCAAAGAAGAGCTTCGATATAACGCCTACAGAAGGTTATCAACCAGTAATCAGATTGTAGGCCTGTCTCGGACATTCTCTTACTTTCCCATGGGACGCACGATGCGTAACAGTCGTGGAACCTCCAAGATGCGTGATGGGCAAGTAGACGATCTGGATATGCTTCCCGACCGCAATCCGGAGGCAAGACGTAAATACCATGAATGCTATGGTAAAACCGTTGTCGATTTTGGGGCCGGAACTTTCCACGATAGTGAGCTTATGGAGAATGCTGGGTTCAACGTCTTGTCTTTCGAGCCGTATTATGTGAGAGAGACGGGGGAGCCGAGTTCCGACTTGTCTCGTCAATATGGGAAAGCCTTCCTCGACAAATTGCGTGAGACGAAGCGGGTGGATTCGGTAATCTCCAGTTTTACCCTGAACTCAATACCTCACCATAAGGATCGCATGGCGGTTCTATGCATCATTGCGGCATTGTGCCGGGTAGATTCAAAAGCTTTCCTTGGAACCCAGCCGGTTAGCCGAAGATCTCGGGGGGACGCTAGAAATAAGATGGATGCCAACATGGAGCCAAACATGGTCATTGGCCACTCCATGAACTTCAAGTCTCAGAAGTACTATCACAAGGAGGAGCTAGAGAAGATGGTGGGGGTGTTCTTCAACGATGTTAAAGTCACCAAACACTCTGGGACTCTTTACGTGAGAGCCCAGTACCCCAAGAGAGTACGGCCAGAACTTCTGGGGGAGGCACTAGAGATAGAGTTCAACATGCCCTACTCAGACGGAACAACCATGGATCTGGTAGACGAGGCTAAAGAGTCTTTCTCAAAATATCTGGGGGTGAAGATACCCTGAGTGAAATTAATTGCAAAAATCACAAGGCTCCTTCGGGGGCCTTTTTATGTCGTGTAAAAAGTGGGGGAGCAGGTCTACCCAGAGAGTCTATACCTAGAGAACTCTTTGACATTAATTGCAAAAATTTTGGGGGATCCGGGGGAGCAATAACACCACTTCCCAGAGAGCTACTAAGAGACCTTAACGGGATCCCTATTGGCGACAACCCAATACCCGTAGTAGACTCATCAGCACACGTGTAGAAAACTCTATACTTCACCTAAACCTCTTTAATACTTAAAGGATTTCCCATGCAAGATAGTCTTAGTCATAAGCCGCCCTCTAAGTGGCAGTTTGATGAAGAGGTAACTCGTTGTTTTGATGACATGTTGTTGAGGTCTATCCCCAATTATGAGCAAGCCCAGACCCTTATGGCTAAGCTTACAGTTAAGGCGTTGGAGCAGATGTCCGGGGGTACTGTTCTGGATCTCGGAGTGTCACTGGCAAACTCGTTCAAACTCATTGAGCACTACGCCAAAAACAAACCCTCGTTATTCGTGAACTATGTTGGTCTCGATAATTCAGAGCCCATGGTGAAGTCCGCAAAAGAGCAATTCACCAATGCTCGATACTTCCATGCCAATGTTCAAGATTTTATGAAGTTCTATAAAGACCCTATCGGGGTGGCCATCCTTTCCCTGACTCTCCAGTTCATACCTGTGGAGCATCGGCAAGAGCTTTTGTCTCAGATTTTTCAGCGCCTGAAGAAGGGCGGCTGTGTCTTCTTGTTTGAAAAGTGTCTTGGGGCAGATAGCACAGAAGAGGATCTGTTCACTGAGATGTACTACGACTTTAAGCAGTCCAATGGGTATACCATGGACTCCATATTGGCCAAGCGAAAATCTCTGGAAAACGTACTTGTACCCCTAGACCAAACCAGAAATCGAGAAATGCTGGAGCGTGAGGGCTTTCGTGTTCATTTGCTCTCTCACTGGTGCAACTTCTCCCTTATGGTGGGTTACAAAGATACGGAGTAAGCATGGCTCTCAAGATCGACCAGAAGTCCGCCGAAAAGGTGGAGGTTGATCCGTCTCTCTCCGCTAATGCACAGAAGCGTTTGTCTGAACGTCTCAAGAAGGAGCAGCGACGGGTCATTGCCGCCAATGCGCGGGAAGCCAAAGCCCAGAAGAAAGCCAGAGATGCTTCAGAGAAAGTAGAATCTTTGGAGTCTCGGCTTAAGAGGTTGGAGGCTGAGCTAAAAGCTCATAAATCCCCAAAGCCTAAAGACCCGAGCAATCGTCTGGGGGCAAAAAAGAATAACCCCTACCCAAAAGATTTACCCAGAGAGGAAATAGATCGCTTAGCTAATACAGACCCCACATCTGAAGAGGTTCCGGATCAAAGACTGACAGAATACTCAGCAGAGATTGATCTTCGCCGTAAGCAGGTAGCAAGGTTGATGCTCCGGGGTGTTCCTATATACACGATTGCCAGCTATCTGAAAGTCAGTCATAGAACTGTAATGAGGGATGCTGAGGTAGTTCGTAAGCAGTGGTCAGAGTCTATTGGATCCTTTGACATCAGCACGGCTCTGGGCGAATCCATGGCGTTTTATAGGGAGGCTCGAAATATAGCTCTCAGGACAGCAACTGACACTACAGACAAAGGCATAAAGATGAGTGACAAACTCAACGCCCTGAAGACTGCAATTACTTCAGAATCTGATATGCATAAATTCCTACAAGCGGTTGGAGTTTACGACTTGTTTGATCTGAAAGCTTTGACCCGAGGGGAAGAGATGACAGATGACGGGACAGATTTTGAAAACTTTTTGGGTGACCTGTCTCAGGCTATTGATGTGGATCGGGATCCAGTCAGTGGGGACTTTGGTCTGGCGGCGGAAGACTCTCATCAAGATTTGAATCAGGACTTCACTGTAGATGATGACTTTACGGATACCGATATATGATCCGCCACCCACAAGTAGAGCAATTGTTGTTACAGACTGAGAGAGGACTTAGCGGAATACGCAACCCTCGCTTCCGCAAATTCTTAAGGCAGGCCCTTGAAGAGGCGGCAGAAGGTGATCTGGAAAAGCTCAGGGCAGCGCAGAACTACAAACGGTTCCCGGTTCCTGTTGAAGAGTTTTTGCTGAGTGATGTGTACATGGACGCCAAAAAGTTCCTGTACCCTGCGGTGGTAGACGAGTTGATTGAGGTCAACAGTGGGAAGTACGTTGAAGCTCTTTTTGTGGGGGGCATTGGTTCAGCCAAGACTACTTCAGCCTTGTACACCAATGCCTATCAGATATACCTGTTAAGCTGCCTCAAGAGCCCTCATAAGCCATTTGGGCTGGACCCCAGTTCGGAGATGCTGTTTGCCTTCCAGAACAGGACAGAGACGCTTGCAAAGACGGTATCCTATAACCGTTTCCGTGCCATGATCAGGCACAGCCCCTATTTCCAGAAGCACTTCATGTTTGACAAGCGCATGGAGAGTCGAATGCTGTTCCCTTACAGGATCGAAGTGGTTCCTTGTGGTGCAAGCCAGTTTGGAACCATCGGCCAGAACGTCATTGGAGGGGTCATTGACGAGTTGAACTTCATGGATGTGACTAGCAATTCTAAGCGTAGTGTGGATGGCGGAACTTACGACCAAGCGCAAACCACCTACAACTCGATAGCTACTCGTCGTAAGACCCGATTCTCGTCACAGGGTAAACTTCCGGGGATCCTGTGTCTGGTTTCTTCTCGTCGCTATCCGGGGCAGTTTACTGATCATAAAGAAATGGAAGCCAAGACTGACCCGACGATTTACATCTATGATAAGCGGGTGTGGGAGATAAAACCCGATAGCTTCAAAGAGCCCAAGTTCCCGGTATTCATCGGTGACGTTAGCCGTAAGCCTCGCATTGTAGAAGATCCGGATGAGTTGGAGGAAGTGGATGAAGAAGATTTGAATCTCTACGACTTCATACCGGAAACATTCAGACAGGATTTCCAAAACGACATCTATCAGTCTCTCCGGGATGTGGCTGGTGTAAGCACCTTGGCCCTAACTCCGTTTATTACTAACGTGGCTGCGGTGAACGAGTGCTTCGGAAAAAGGCCTTCACTTCTGACACTCGATAAAGCAGACATGATAACCAAACGGCCTAATGCAGATCCTAAGGCTGTCAGTAATCCCCACCTTCCAAGATTCGTTCATGGGGATTTTTCTATTAATGGAGATAGCACCGGGGTGGTAATGGGGCATGTCTCCGGGTTTAAGGCTGTACCTCGGGGGGACACGGTTGAAGTACTTCCGATCATTGAGATCGATTTTGCTTTTGAGATTGTGGCTCCTAAGAATGGGGAGGTTGAGTTCCACCGGATAAGGACAATGCTATACAACCTCAGGGACAAAATGGGGATCAACATCAAGTGGGCGACCTTTGATAGTTTCCAATCCAGAGACTCTATTCAGACGCTGAGGCAGCAGGGGATCCGCACCGGTCTCCAATCTATGGATACCAAGGTTACTCCCTACGTGGTGCTTAAACAGGCGTTGTATGATGAAAGGGTGAGGATCCCTGAGAATCAGAAGCTGAAGCTGGAACTACTCTCCCTTGAGTACGATACAAGGAAGGACAAAATAGACCACCCTTCAACAGGGTCCAAGGATATAGCTGACTCACTGGCCGGGGTGGTGTTCGGGTTGACTAATAGACGTGAGATCTGGACTTCATTCGATATCTCGCCCAGTCGTATACCTGAAGAGTTGAAAGAAAGGCTTAAGAAGGACAACACAAAAGAGTGAAATTAATTTCAAAAAGTGGTCTCAGGTGTTTGACTAAACTCTAAATTGTGGTATTATAAGTACATAGAGTTAAGAAATCACACGAATTAAGGAGATTCACCAATGAACATTAAGACTGCAAGAACCTTGAAGCCGGGGTCGAAAGTAAAGTACCCGCCTGACCGGGGATCTCCCGGAGGTGTAGGCACTGTGCGATCCGCCAGTGTTGATCGAGTCCACAAGAATATCCGTGGGGAAGAATACATCTGGGTCGGCCTGAAAGAAGGTGGTGTCTGGCCCTCTAACCGATTGATGTGGTGAGACTATTTTTGAAATTAATTGCAAAGTATTTGACAAAACTCCTAATTATGGTAGTCTATAGGGACACTCAGGAGCATTACCGATCTGATGAACATGCTGGAGGAGAAAGAAGATGGCGAATAAAAAATCAAGAACAGTTGAGGGGGTTCTGAAGACCCTGATCCGGGAGAAGTCGAGCCCCTCTGGTAATCCCAGATACACCATGGCCATTCTGACCGATGACGAAGAGATCTATCATGTGACTACCCGTCCGGATTCAGACCACGCCTACGGGATGACTAACCACCTCGACAAGCGGTTGAGGGTGGACTTCAGTATGTACCGTAATCGCTTTGCACTGGATTCCCTTGAGGAGCTGTCATGAATAACGCGGATACCCAGTACTTGCTCCAACAGACTCAAGACCTGAGACACAGGGTTGGAGACTTGCAGAAACGCATTCGGCGCCGTTCAGGTAGCGGACTTCCATGAGAAATCTCAAGTGGATAGCAGTCCTTTGATCACCCGACCCGATGGACCCGGAGGCCACGGCGTCTAATTTGAAATTAATTTCAAAAAGTACTTTGACAAAACTCTAAACTTTGGTAGACTATAAGGGTAGAGAAATTCATTGAGACTTAAGGAAAGCAAAATGGACATCAAAGCCGGAACCGAGATCAGAGCCTACGACTTCCCTCACCTGAACGACTGCTACATGGAAGGTCGGGTGTTCAAGATTGAAGATGGGATGATCCATTGCACCTGCACCACCATTGTTCGTGACGGGGTGGATGTCCCAGTGAATGAGCTGCCCGAAACCTTCTGCACACCTGAAGTCGGGAACGCCTTGTTTGATGATAAGACTACCCGGATCACCGAAGCCGGCACTGACCGGTAACTGGCAACGTAAGGAGAGTTGACCATGAATATCCAAGTCACTCGGGAGAGCTACGAAGACATGGGCGGGGTGGATAATCCTCGCCTGTATGTTCAAATCTCTGTCACCGCTACCGGCAAGACCACGACCTACTGGCTGATCCGATAAGGAGAGGAACCATGGAAATCGCAGCTTATATCGAAGTCGCCAAGAAGCACCAAGCCACCATGCGACAATACCTGAAGGGCGGCCCCGTCACCGTCAGGGATCTCGATGATATTGTAGCCATCCAAGATGAGTTCGCGGGGGCGGTTGACGCAATGTACTCCAAACCCATCGGAGAGGTACGGGCTGCAGAGAAGGCCGCCAACATCCACCCTGACTACCGCGCCTTTGCGTAAGGATAAGGATCATGAGCCATAAGCAAAATGCCCGAGCTGCCCTGACCAATCACGGGGTTCCCCTGAACCGGGATTACCACACCCTACCCTCAGCCACCGTGGAGGATATTGTCGAGGCCGCCAAGGCCCACCGCTACCGCAAGCCCAAGAACGCCAACGGCAGCACTGCCCGCTGCTTCTATGAATACGCCAACCGTTGAGGGGCGTCATGAGAACCCAGCACAACTATCACCAACAGATATGCAGCCACACTCACCTGTACGGGGTCAGGAAGTACCACCGCCATCATGTATGTAGCCACACCAGAATGCCGGCCTCAGGGGTACGTGATGCTCATTACATCGTGAGCCGGGGAGCCGACAAAGATCGAGTTCACGGTACTGAATGTGGAGGCTCTGGTGTCTAAGGTAGTGCAAGAGCAAGAGGCCAACTTTCTCCTTGATGAGATAGCCCCGGATCGAATGACTCAGGAGATCTGTGATAATTACAATGAGCGGTGCCCACTGGGGTATGAACTCGAGTTGGAGTTTGACTGGAAAGACGAGGGCTTTTGGCTGGAGCGCCGATTCCTGAAACCTGTCAATGGACAGTGGGAGCTTTTCTTGGCCCGGTACGCTAACTGGGATGACATCGGGTGGGGTCTCATCATCCTCGACATTGAGGGTTGGGAGTGCATGTCAGTTAAGGCTCGGGAAGTCCAGATGCCCACGGAGCACTGACTTCCAGATTTTTTGAAATTAATTGCAGATCAGTCTTTGACAAAACCCTAAATTTTGGTAGTATATACATATAGGCAATAAACACCGAGACTTAAGGAGAGTCGCATGTATTACCACGAGCTTGTCAGTATGATCGCCAAAGCAATGTCCGAGAAGAACGAAGACGCTCTGTACGAAGTCCACTCCAAGGTTCGAGATCTGCTCCTGAGTGATGATGAGCGGGAAGCCATGGAGCAACTTCTGGAAGCCGCCATCGAGAGCGTCATCGAGTAATCCAAGTTTGAGTCAAGGAGACCCCATGAAGCAGTACAAAAGTAATCCGATGAAATTCCTCCGCTGGTACGTCCGGTTCGCAGCCCTCCTGCTGTTGGTGTTCCTGTTCGGTCTAGGACTGTTTCTCTGGGAAGCGTACCAAGCCCTTCAGGCATCAGACGGGACGTTCGGTAGCGTGGTTCTGGTTGTCGCCATGGTCTTCGCTTCTTTCTTTTGCTGGAAGCAGGTGAAGTCTCTGGGGACGGTTATTGCGGAGATTGTGGATAACAAGGACGCTTATGCTCAAAGCCTGCAGGAACGTCAGGAGACTTCACGAGACAACGAGGATGGGTAATGCTTGAATTTATCTGGCTATTTTGGGGGAGTGAGCGGTCTGGCTTTCATTGCCCTCTGGGTTTTGATCAGTTGGGTGATTATAGTGGCCACGATCCCGAGCACTTCGAGTTCAGTGATACGGTTCCGGAAGATGAGATAGGAATGGGGGGAGTTCATGGCTGAGTTTTTGGGTATGGAAGTGGGTGAACCTGAAGACTCGATTCACAAGCGACAATCAGGCCCGCAACTGGCTTAAAGATCAGAACGCCGACCAGATGGTCAAGTACCTCAACATCGTCTGTCCTGACGATTACTGAAACCCGTAAGGAGAATTTCATGGCTTTGAACATAGCAGGCAACAAGCCGAAAGAAGAGAAACCCGTAACACCCTCACCAAAAGAAACCAAATCTGAGCCTGTTGTCACTGAGGAGAAGGACTCCAAGGCTGAGGTGGAGAAGGTTGAGGCTGCTGAATCCACTCCTCCCAAAGTACCCTTTGATGAGTGGGGTCTGAAGATCACCGACCGGTTCAGCGTGGTCCGCCAGCGGGAGTCGTTCATGCTTATTGAGCATCGGCCTAGTGAGGATAAGGACGGCAACAAGACCACCAAAGCCATCAAGACCTACCACCCCACGGTGGAGCAGGTACTTGGTAAGATGGCCAAGGTGCACACTCTGGATCTTCTGGAGCAGGAGGAGGTGGATAAGTTCGCTGATGCCCTGTCTCACCTGACCACCACCCTCAGAGAAACTGTAGGCCCTCTTCTGGACGCTGCCGATGGAAACCACAAGCAGGCTTCGACTCTGGGCGGGAACGTCTACCTAGACTTTATGGGGCGCCTCAAGACCGGCTTGAAGGTGGCTGAAAAATCCGAAGCCTTCGAGGTTGATGGACAACAGGTGATGCCGGTAGAAGCTGTCTATAAAGCCATCGAGACCGAGTTCCCCGGAGGTAAGGATGAATCATGATCCGGACACCCTCGACTACGTGTGTGAGCACAACCGGCTTGGGTGCCACTGCAGCTTTGACAAGTTGAAGCCTGAGCAGAAAGCCTTTCAGATGGGCGCCATGCATCGGGGTTATGGCTGGGCCCCGAAACCGAAGCACTACTACTCGCCTGAGGAGCTTACTGCCTACACCCTTGGCTTCAAGCAGGGAGATCAGGACACGCTGATCAAGGTGGGGACTCGAGTGAGGGTGGACCATGGCACCGGAGTAGTCCGAAAGTATGAAGTCCTCGGTTCCCGCCATGCTGTGGAGTACGAAAAGCTGGAGTCTCTCGGGCATTACCGGCTGATGATTGAACTGGATCCGGGGCATACGTGGCAGACTGCCCGACCGGAGCTTCTGTATTGTGAGTGGCCTGATAAGGTGGAGGTGCTTGATGGAGACGCCTGAAGGTTGGAACCCAATGGAGACCGCGCCAAAGGATCGACCTATCTTGGTGCTACATTGTCATGAAGCCGACCCCTACCATTTGGGTTCCGGGGCTGGACCAGACCACCTAACGCCCTACGGGTCTCATGTCGAAGCCTTGTCCCATTCTGAAGATGGACCTTATGTGGCCGCTTGGGGAGGTGATGACTCCGAGTGGTGTGAATGGAAGCAGATGACTCTGGAGTGGCCGGCATGGTGGTTCATTAACGATGGAGACTGGGAATCCCCCTTGTCACCGATTGGATGGTTACCGATTCCCGGATTCACGAAAGCTCAGCATGAGAAGTGCAAGGGGTGTGGGGCTCAGGGGTTTCACCAGAGTAATCGTAAGCCATACGCCTGTGACTTTTGCGACAACCCGGATGCAGATTGAAATTAATTGCACGGCATATTTGACAAACCTTTAAACTTATGCGAGAATGAGGGGGTAGGATAAAAAATCATCCTGCCCTTTTTTTCGTTCTTTAACATCACATAAGGATATTGATATGGCTTACGTAGTAATTACTGCTGCAGGCAACTGGGGTAAAGGTGAAACCCTTAATGAGGCAGCCAAAACCGCCAAAGTTCGATCTCAGACTGTCCGAGGATTGGTCATCAAATTAGACCCTCGTCTCTATGAGAAAGTAGAAGTAGATGATCACGGAGGTATTACGTGGTACGGAACTGATGACCTCAAGCGGTGTTCTTTGTCAATAAGGTCAGCAGCCAAGGAAGTCAGTTATTTCGGCCACTTCAATCTGAAGATGACCAAAGGCAACCTGTCGATGACCACCATTGACAAATACCCATCAACCCTCCGGCCTTCGGGCCGGGGGAAGCTATAAGGATAGGCTTATGGAAACCATCATTGAGCAGGACGACGTCATTTACTGTTGCGCGGCTAACGATACCTCCGTTGAGGTCGGCCGCATCATCGGGGAAGAATAACCATGAAATCATCGATAACGGATACTCTGTATCACTTGTCATTCAATCGCTCACTCCCCGAGACGTTGACCCCACGCCTCCCCGATGGATGGGAAGACGGCAACGGGGAGTTTACGACGCCTCGGGTATCGTTCTCCACTAACATCCTAGGCGCGGTTCGAGCCATCTGGCCTAACATCGATCACATCTGGCGGGGGTCGCCCGATGGATGGCTGACGATTCACGTCTACCAGGGACAACTGCAGACCCAACGAGTATTGTGGACACAAGACCTGGTCAAGGATCGTCTGGTGTTTGATGCCCACATGACCGATGAGGTCTGTGTACTGGATCCGATTGAGGTCCAGTACGTGAAAACCATCCGTATCAGACCTAAAGGTCGCCCTCAGTCATTTCGGGAATACAACGACCCACGAGGAGCTAACCCATGTTTGACCCAGACCCCAACGATGTAGCTGAACTCAAAGCCGAGGCTGCTGCAGAGCGGCGGTATCGGAGAATACTCGCCAGACACCCGGACTGCCGGGATCCGGATCACCCGGGCTGTGAACTGTGCGAAGATCAAGACGACGAAGAAATGGAAGGCGAAGAAGAATGACTGAGAAAGACCTGTACCAAAAAATGGAAGATGCCGGCGTTGTCAGTGGGAACCACGCCTCGGACCTGTATGTGTTCGACACCCATGCGGCCCGCGAGATCCTGAATCAGTACCCACTTGAGAAGGCGAACTCCAGCCGGTTCAGGTGCAACGTCACTGAGCGGCGGGGTATCGAGATCCCGTTTGCCTACTCACCCCATTTTGGCAAGGCGTTTGCTGCGCTATAATCACCCCAAGCACGATCATGGCCCCAAACTCGGGGCCTTTTTTATCAAAGCGCGAAAAACCCCGTCCTTTCCGCCTAACGGCGGCAAACCGTAGGTTTGAGGGCGGGGTGGATGTCAAGGAGCAGTATTCATGGCGATGAGTCCAGAAGAACAGGAGTTCACGGTTCGTAAGCTGATGCGGGGTATTGAGTATCGAGTAAAAGCGAACCTGTTGACCAACGATAAGATTGCCGAGATTACCAAGCAGAGCAAAAACACCGTGAAGAAAGTGACTGGGCCGGGAGGTAAGGATCATCCCGCCTACCCCTTGGTGATGCCGTACATCAAGGATCGAGACCGATACCGGTCCAAGGCCTATGAGTTGGAGCCTGAGCAGGTGGCGAGGTCTATGGGGCACCCTTTGGATGAAGTGCTGGAGTTGTATCACAATCTCATTTGACATTAATTTCAAATTCTTTGACAAAACCCGACACTATGGTAGACTGTGAATCAGGAAATCAATTTCCTTGTAGGAGATAGGAAGCCATGACAGGTGTCAGGAAAGACGAACTGGAATACCAGATCCTTGAAAACCCAAACCAGACCTTGACGAGGAGGAGTGATGGCTGATCCACAATTCATTGAAGTGAAGCTCTACAGCCATTGGGCTTCAGCCCTGATCAACGGGGATTACTCAGGCCTTGAGGATGAGGAGGAGGGGGATCTTAACGAGTACCTGAGTGAGGAGGCTCCCAAGCATGACATGTTCTACTGCGTGGGCAAGGATGACGACAATCACTTTGGCCGTCCGGATATCCCTGCAGGGTTGCCGGGGGACATATCCACCTACACCTTTCAAATAGCTTGAGGGGGACTATGAAGACGAACTTGAGCACCGACCGCAACGGGGAGGGCGAGTGGATGGAAGAAGCGTTCCCGAACCGTCAGGGCGCTGGTATCGACTCACCTGCATCCAACAACATGCAGCTGATCTACCGGCTGGCCTGCCAGCAAGCCGAGCCGGCGGGAGGTGAGAAGTGACCGACACACCAGAGACCATCTATTTGATCCCCGGAGAGGACGTAGACGGCGCGCCCTGTATGGTCTGGTGTGACGATCCAGCGCCGTCCTATGCCTGTGATCCCGCCGAGGCAGTGAAGTACATCCGGGCGGATAAGCACCTGGGCTGGAATGCCCGAGCCAGCCATGGCAACTGTCAAGGAATCCTTGATAGCTCAGCATGCGAAGTATCTATCACCCCGGAAATGATCGAAGCCGGAGCCCAGCGCCTGGTGGCCTGGGAAGATGGCAGTGTATGGCCGGATAGCTGGGACAGCATGACTGTTGCGGCTGCACGGAATGATTCGGAGCGGGTGATTCGTTCGGCGTTGGGTGCGACAGACCATATTGCTGACGCCAGCGAAATGGTTCACGGCAACGTCCAGGCCATGGGAAACCTGAATTTCAATGACGAGGACGATTATCAGAACGCCGTGGTTATTGAGTTTGCCAGCCATGATGAGCTGGTTGGGGCTCTGGAGTCTGGCCAGTGCAAGTTTTCAGTGTTTGGGGGTGATGCGTGAGCAGGGATATTGACGAAATTGCTTTGATGACGGCGAAGGCCATTGGCAACATAGATCCAGACAAACTGCCGGGAGGACGAACGCAAGCGAATGCACAGGCGCAGATATTGGTGCGTGATGCCATTGAAAAGCAGCTCGAACAGGCCGAAGCGAAAGCGGACTTGTTCAGGCGGGCATGCGAAGACCTGCTTGATGATCGACCGATTGCGCGGGCGTTCATCCTCCGCAAGCAGGCAGGGGCGGTGGAGTCTGCCGTCGAGCGGTCACGCGACCACTTAAATGAATGCGCATGGCCGTTAGGCGGAATCCCTGATGATGCAGAACATGCACTGCAAGAAGTCGAAGGTCACGCCCAACGGCTCCGGAACCAAGCCGACGAAGCCGAGCGGGCGGGAGGTGATCAGTGAGTGGATACAGAAACGAATGGCCGTGCTGTGGCGATGAAACCTACACCCAGGCGTGGGAGCCGGAACGGTGCCCGTTTTGCGAGCTGAACGAGGCGGAAGACCGCATTGAAGAACTGGAAACCATGCTCAAAGTGTTCCTGGGCTGCATTGAAACAGGCCTGATGCCGGAGCCTGGCAGCCCCTGCCAACGGAAAATCATCCAACTAGTTAGGGAGCCTGGAGATGACTGACTACAAAATCCGGACAACCCGAATCATGGTACATCCGGCCAATAACCCAACGATCCTGAGCGAGATGGTAACGACGGTCAGCATCGATGACGAGGGCGGCGGCGAGTACGTCAAAGCCGAGCAGGTGAATACCGGCTCGATACTCATCAACCCCGACGAGTGGCCGGAGTTGCGGGCGGCGATTGATCGGATGATTGCGGAGTGCGAGGGAGGTGAGGAGTGAAACTCATGAAAGCGACACAATTCCGGACACGCTTTTTCGAGAAAGGCAGTGAGCCGGACATGAACACGCTGAAAAAGTGCAATAATTTAAAAATATACACACAAAAGTATTGCAATCCTTAGTTATGTGTGTATAATACTAATCATGGAGTTGAGGAAATCAACCCACCGACCCGGCGGAACCGGAGACCGAAAGGAGAAATACGATGAAAACTGAATTCACTTTTCTGCACGCAGCGCACAAAGAAGTAACCGCTACCCCAGAGAAAGTTATTATGAACGGCCAAAGCGGCAACATTTGGACGTTTTACGGCTTCGACCCGCTGACTGAAAACAACAATGTCCATCTAACTAAAACTTTCATGAAAGACCGGTCAACTGAAGCGGACATCGTAGAGCAGTTCAGATTAATGATGTGAACGGAGTATGTCCGGCACGACACCCGAAAACCGGGCTGGTACGAAATCAGAGACTGGGGTGCCCTGAATGAAAAAGAAATCATCCGAAGATACGGAAATTAAGCGGCCCGCACACCGACCACAGGAGATGGAGGGCGGCAAAAGGCGGAACATATATATCGACAACGCAAGCTGGGAAATTGCCCAAAAACTGGGCGGCGGCAAGGCCAGTGAGGGTATTCGAATCGCCCTGCAAATGACCGCCGGCAAATAAAGGTTTTGGATATATATTGGATTTGTTTTTGATGGGCCAGAAACGAAAGAAGCCAGACACCGTGTAAGTGTCTGGCCTCTCTGGGGAATTCTGGTCGGGACGGTAGGATTTGAACCTACGACCCCTTGCACCCCATGCAAGTGCGCTACCAAGCTGCGCTACGCCCCGTAAACTGCTGGCCACCGAAAGGACGGGGCTGATTACCAGATCCTCGCAAACCCGGCAGGAGGAACACCCTCCCCCTTTATTGCGGTGTATGAGAAGACTACTCCGGATGGTGGGGTGGAGATAGAGGTCAAGGGGTGTCAGACATTGCCTGAAGCAAAGCACTGGATTGTTCGTCGCTGACCGCCTACACTGAAGATCCCGGAATAGTCCGGCCTTGCTCTTAACCGAAGGGGGTTCACTATGAGCATCAAGCGTGTTTCCAAAGACACTGTGAAGGGTAAAGCCATTCACGCACTGGCCTCTCCGAAGGTCGCTGTGGTTGACGGCGGTGCCGCTGAGACTGACCTTACTGCTACTGGCCTGAGTGCTGGGGATCATGTAGTAAGTGCCCTCATGTACGCTGGTGGAGTTCCCAGTGACGTGACCGGTGAAGTGACTGTCACTGCAGACGATACCGTTCAACTGTCTACCACTGACAGCACCGGTAACAAGATTGTGATCAACGCCGTCCCGGCCTGATCCATCTGAAAAGCCCTCCAAGTGAGGGTTTTCTTTTGCCCGCTATTGACAAAACCCTAAATTAACGTAGAATACCTGAAAGTACGCGATTAAGGAGATCGAAGTGGAAGTTCAGCAAAACCTCAAAGACGTTATCCGCAAGGCCAATCAGGCAGCTTCCGACAAGGGGACGGCAGTCGGGGTGGCATGGGTTACCAGCCCCGGGGAGTGGGTGATCTATGACCTGCAGGACGGGTTGCCGGAAGGCCATGAGCCAGAGCTTGTCTGTTTCTCCCAAGGGGTCATGCCGTTGGCCGTCACCAAGACCGCACTGGAGTCCCTGCACTGTGCGATTCAGGAAGTGGTGAACGATTGGGACAGAAAATCGGATCTTACCAAGGAGCAGACATGCCTGTTGAAGAAAAGCATCTGACGAAAGACCTTGGGCCTTATGGGTGCCGGAACCGGCCACACCCGAACGATGCCGAGCCGAGGTTGGTTCAGGATGGTTGGTTTGATGTATTCGACCACGATGATCAAGTTTGGACCCGGGCACCGAACATGGTGCTCAGGAAGACAGAGTGGAAGCCTATAGTCTGCGGCCATACCGGGAGGTTTGAGGATCCCCGATGTGCCGGCTGCAAGTGGCGACTGTTCAAAAACGATGGCGAGTAAGGAGATCCCTATGAAGACGACAAAGATGGCCGGTGTATTGATGTGCGAGGCTGACGATCACCAGCGCACTGTTGAAGCCATGACAAACCTTCTCCGGGTTGGGCAGACCGTTCGAGGGTTCCCTTATGATGACGAGTTGGTGGGTCCGGAGGGGATACTGGCAACGGCCTTCCTTCCATCTTCAGAGATTCGGGAGGTGGTGTTCAGTGAGCTTGCCTGCATGAGGGACGTGTCTTCTACAAAGGTGGTCGTAGTCCCCCTCTCATGGATCTCTGAGGCCTACAAGGCTGCGTTCGGGCAGGAATCCGGTGCCCGAGATACAGACTGACTTTGACGTTATTCTTTGAAATTAATTGCAGTCGGGTATTTGACGAAACCTCTAATTATGGTATTATTAGGGTACAGGGTAACGAAACGAGCCGATTAAGGAGATCGACTATGAGCCTCAAGCAAGCACCAATCTCAACCTACTATGTAGACCACGCCCTCTACGCCCGTAAGCTGGCCTATGCTGGGGAGTTCGATGCAGCCTTCGACAGCCTGAGTCAAGCAGTTGACTTGACAGACGAGGGTGACGATGAGGCCATGGCCTTCATTGATCGGGAATATGCAGCAGTGAAATCCATTGAGTGGTTTGCGAGGAACGCAGCATGAGTCAGGAAGTCGAGTGGCGCTACCAGAGTGGAGCGGAAATTGGGACGATGGTTGGACAGCAGGCCTACGACGAGGAGGGAGACTGCCTCGGGATGTTCTTGTTTGACCTGTCCGACCCGGGCACACCGGAGGCCGAGAAGGTCATGAGGGATCTGGTTGAAGGCCCGCCGATTGGCCTCTACCCTCAGTATGCCGGTCAGCGCCGAGAGCATCAGGTTCGAGTCTTCTCTGTCCGAGTCGTCTGCACCCCGAAGCACAGTCGGGTCCGGCAGGCACTGATTCGCTCTATCGACGGTACCCCGGCTTGGGTAAATGCACCGGATCTGAAATTGGGGAGCATGTGATGCAGAAAGTATCGAAGATTCAATTCATGGATGGGATGGCGAAGCTGGAGAGGATGGTCGAATCTGCTACTGATAGGCACACCCCGGTTGTCCGGGGATACCTTGAGAGGCTGGTTGCCGTGGCACCTCCCGGATCCGCAGAGTTGTTCCTGAAATTCGACAAACCCTTGCGAAGGCTCAACCTGTACCCCATAGTCGAGAATACATTGGACGGTGGCCATAGCATTGCCATCTTCACCCCACCACAACCATCAGTAAGGAGAGGCCGCAGTAATGGGTAAGACCTACGCCATTGTTCGCTACGATCAGAACCGCATGGATGAGTACTATGATCCTCAGGCGGGGGAGTTCGTGGAGACCTTACCGAATACCGGGTATGAGTCCCGGGAACAGGCAGAGGACGTAATGTTCAGTCTTGAGAAAGACAGTGCTTACGACTACTCTGTGGAAAGGGTCGGCTGACGACCCGGCATCGTTGGAACTTGCCTCGGGACTTCCCGGGGCTTTTTTAGCACCTACCGCTACGAAACCAATTTATACTGTAAGGAAGAAGGATGGGACGTGTTCTCTGTAAGCTGTGTGAGAGCGGCGACTATGATCTTCAGTCGGTCAAGGTGGCCGGCGATGTAACCCACACCCTCAGGCATGAGTGCTTCCCAGATTCGGAAGACTTGTCAAACGTGCTTCTGCTTCGAGGCCCCTCACCGTCTCACTGCAAGGCGCAATGGCGGGAGTTGATGATCAAACGGGTGAAGACCCAGAACCCGAGGCCAGTGTCAGACTCTGAGACGCACGATCTGCTGATGAAATGGACTGATGCGCAGGGTAAGGATTGGATTGAGCATATTCGGGACAGGGCTGCAGCCGGCTATACGTGGAAGGACGTGGCTGACGACTTTGGCATGAAGCGGGAGAGGGTGAGGAACTTCTGTTGCCGGCGGGGTTACTACTTCAAATGGTCCGGAAAGAACTCACCACGCAACGAGGTTAAGCGGGGGCATTACAAGCAGTACACGGCCTTCGGGGTCACTGAGACCCTGCCGAAACTGGTTGAGCAATTCGGGGAGCCCAACGGACTGACCTACAGCATGGTCCATCGGCGCATGTTCAAGAGGAAGGTTCCCATGGATATTGAGGACGCCCTGACCAAACCCTCTCAGAAAAGGTAAGGAGATTTCATGGTATACAAGATCTTGTGGAAAGAACGCTACAAGCCCGCCTCCTACTTCGCTACCCGGGATGGAAAGGTGACTCAGGTGAGCACCAAGGCGATTGAGCATTTCAAGCTGAGAGACATTTATGGCATCACAGAATTGCTGGATGAGCTTGGAGCCACCATGTCATGCATCAGCGACAGAACAACCATTTGACAAAACTTATAAATCAGGTATGATGTGAGGTGAGGCTAACGCCTCACTTCGCTAACCGATAAAAGGAAATCGGCATGAAATATAAGTCCCAAGACGTGGATCTGCTCATGATCAATGTGGCAGCCAACCTGATTAACCAGAACCTGAATCATATCTCACGCCAAACCGGTCCCTGTGCCTCGACGTTGAAGCGGTATCGAGATCTGGATGTGAAGCGTCCAAGCGCCCACGTTCTTTTCGTACTCGCCGGGTACTTCGGGATCAAGGTTCAATTCACCGGCCTGATCAAAGGTCTTCAGGAGCGGGAGACCCGTCTTCGGGTTGTCCAAGCTATCGGTAGACCTTATCGGGGGAAGAAGAAGGCCTCTGCCTGATGCACCGACTCGTCTTCACTGACGGGGCCTGCAGCCCTAATCCCGGAATAGGGGGTTGGGGCGCAGTTGTCCTCCACGCAGAAAGTGAGCAGCCCCTGTACTACCTGTCCGGGGGCGTTGATCAAACCACCAATAACGAAATGGAGTTGATGGCCATTGTTGCGGCGATAGCCAGTACCCCTCCCGGATACACGGTGGAGGTGGTGACGGATTCCAAGTATGCCGTGACCAATTTCCAGAAGTGGCTCCTTACGTGGGCCAAGTACGGCTGGAAAACGAAGTCCGGATCCAAGGTGAAGAATATCGACCTGTGGAAGTATCTGTTCAAGCTGTCCTGCCACCGGAAGATCACGCTGCATTGGGTGAAGGGGCACGATGGCAACATGTTCAATGAAATGGCTGACCAGTTGGCCGTTCGAGCCCGAATGCTGGTAGCCGAGGGAGGCCAGCACTACCCGGAAGATACGGCATTCGACCTGTTCGACTCCCTCAACCTGTATGAGAGCGTGAATAGCGTTGTGATCGGGAAAGGCCCTGAAGTAGGAGGTCAGAAGTGAAGAAGGCAGCAAAGCAGAAAAAACCCAAAGCCCAAAAGAAGCGCAACAAAAAGTATCAGGGCATCATCCCCAAGCGCCACCAGTTCATCGGATTCACCATCGAGCACTGGAAGGGTTGGGGAAAAGATCAAGACCACGATGGCATGGCCGAGCTTAGAAACCAGAGAGGGTTGCTGAAAGGGCCCGACTACTGGGACGCCATGTGCAAGTTCGAGTATCGGTGGAGGGTGCTTGCCCGGGTTAAGATGCAGACCAGTCCGGACGCCGATATCATGTTCAAGGACTACGAGATCACCACCAAGGAAGTCTGCAAGCTGAACGACCTTGAGGAGATCTACAAGGAGCTTGAGGCGGAACTGATCAGCAAGACTCAGGAGCGGCATATTCTGGACACTGGTTGGTGGGCCTGTGCCATCGAGTGATTTGAAATTAATTGCAAACCTGCTTTGACCAAACCCTTAATTTAGGTAGAATACAGATTCAGGCAAACGAATTAAGGAGATTCTGATGGCCACGGTAACCAAGTCCAAAAAAGCATGTATCCTCAGCCACGCCCTATGGAAGCTGGGCATCGTCACGTTCTACCGGAACTGCTTGCAGCAAGCATGGGTGATCGTGAAGAAATGGGAGAGCCATGATATGGCGTACCTGCTGGCCTACTGCCGGATGGTTCAAGCCGGTGAGGAGGCGAAAGCCATGCTGCTTTATGAGAGCGTGAAAAACCCCGTCCTTCAGGTCGGGGATGGATAGCGCTGATTTTCGAAGGCTCAATGCCTGAGAAAATCTATTCTGGTCTTTGCTGGTTCTGAATGTAGTCCTTCAGAACTTCTATCGGCGCACCGCCAACACTTCCTGCAAAATAACTCGGACTCCAAAGCACGCCTTTGTAGAAGAAACGATGGAGACGTCCATATTTTTTGGCAAGCTGTCTTGAGCTGACACCTTTCAGGCTGTTCACCAGCTTTGAGACCTGCACCTTAGGCGGGTAATTCACCATCAGGTGAACGTGGTCATCCTCGCCATTGAACTCGGCCAGCTCACATTCGAAGTCCTCGCACACTGACCGAAACACCTGTTCCAGGAAGTCGAGATGCTCTGAGTCAAAGACATTTCTTCGGTATTTCGTCACAAATATCAGGTGTGCGTGCATTGCATAGACGACATGCCTGCCTTTTCGTATATCCATAATTTGACCAAGTTTGCAAAAGTGATATAACATGCTATAATAGAAGAAATAATACCACTAAAGACCAATTATGGCAAAAACGAAAACATTGAAAGTTCGAGTCAAGGATAAACACGCGAAGGTGCTTGCAAGACAAGCGGCCTCGGTGAACCTTGTCTGGAACTACATCAATGAGCTGAGTTCGCGGGCGATCCGTGAGCGTGGCCAATTTTTGTCAGCGTTCGATATCCATAAATACACCACGGGAGCTTCCAAAGAGCTTGGGCTTCACAGCCAGACTCCTCAGGTGGTGGCCAAGGAATACATCACCCGCCGAAAACAATTCAAGAAGCAAAGACTGGCCTGGAGAAAAACCTTTGGTGTGCGCCGATCCCTTGGTTGGATCCCAGTGAATACTGGCATGGCGAAGTGGAAAAATGGCCAGGTCTATTTCAACGGCCAATACTACGGCGTCTGGGATAGCTACGGCCTGTCTCAATACAAATTCCGATCCGCGAGTTTTAATGAGGATTCACGCGGTCGCTGGTATTTCAACGTGGCCGTTGATGTGCCGGAGCAAGAAACGACGAAAGGAAAGTCAGCGGTTGGAATAGATCTTGGCTGTAAAGATGCAGCCACCTGCTCCAACGGCGATAAGCTTTCAGGTCGCTGGTATCGAGGGATGGAAGAAAAGCTCGGAAAAGCCCAGCGAGCCAAAAATAAAAAAGAAGTGAAGACTATTCACGCAAAGATCGCGAATCGTCGAAAGGACGAAATGCACAAGTTCAGCCGGAAACTGGTGAATGAGAATGCAGCGATCTTTGTTGGAAATGTAAACTCCCTGGCCATGACAAAAACGAAGCTTGCCAAGTCCACCTTGGACGCAGGCTGGGGAATACTGAAAACCATGCTGGAATACAAGTGCGATCACGCAGGCGTGGTTTTCGAAGAAGTGAATGAAGCATACACCTCCCAAACCTGTTCGAGTTGCGGTGCAAAACCCGATTCGAGGCCGAAAGGTATCGCAGGCTTAGGAATAAGAGAGTGGGCCTGTGACAGCTGTGGTGAGCGTCACGACCGCGATATTAACGCGGCCAGGAACATTCTCGCGGTCGGACATGGCCGTCTTGCAGAAGGAATCCCCGTCCTTTCCGCCTAACGGCGGCAAACCGTAGGTTTGAGGGCGGGGTGGATGTCAACGGGACTCGGTTGCTCGGGGTGTCGGAGAGGATTTCAGGAAAGTTGTTCACCTGTTGGGGATCTGATACTGGCCACACTGGAAGCTGACGTATAAGATTGGGTGACATTCCATCTGAAAGAGCTTTCCATGTTGGACCAGATTGCAGGCATTATTGCCCACTCCCTCGTTCTCCTCACCTTGGGGATTTTGTTGAACCTGCTGGCGGTGCTGATGGATGAAAGCGCCAAGGCGGGGAAACCGGTTCACCCTATACAGCATTTCAAAGCCAAGCCTTATCGGACAGCACTGGCTGTGATTGCCTCCTTTGCCGGCTATGGGGCTCTGGCCTCTCAGGGGCCTGTGGAACCACTGACCGCTTTGGTGCTTGGATACGCGGGGTCTGATGTGCTGAATCGCCTGATCTCGGCTACCACTGAAAAGATGGCCCGAGGAGCGGCGTAACCAATGGCTATCGGTGCGGTGGTAGGAGGATTCCTCCGGGCAAACCTCCTGAGGATTCTGGCAGGGGCCCTGATCGCCGGGGCTGGTTGGTACATCGTCAGCATGATTCAGGAGAATGGCCGCCTGGAGACTAAGCTGGAGCAGGAGGAGGACAAGGTTGAGGCGTGGGAGTCCCGCTTCGACCAACTCCAGAAGGATCGGAAGACGATTGCCAAGTGGGACAACTGGCTTGCTGAGCAGCGGGCCCTTGTCCAATCTCAGAACCGGGAGTACAGCCGGCAACTAGAGGAGTTACGGGATGAGGTTACTGGCCTCAAAGACTATCTTGATATGCAGCCTCCCGCTGATTTTAGGGAGTTCCTGTGCAACTCTGGACTTGTTCTCGGAGAAGCCTGCGAGGACGGTAGCGGAGAGGTATCTTATCGACTGCAAGAAGATTCAGGCTGACGGGTTCACCCCCGGCGATGCATGGGATGCCCTGAAACTGCAGCATTCCGAGATAGATCTTTGCAACAATCGACTGAAGTGCGCCCGGGCGGCCAACTCTGCGGAAGGTGATCTGCCCGAAGATTGCAATTAATTTCAAAAAGGAGACAGGTGTGGCGGGATTGATTATAGCGGTGGAGGGGTTACCCGGTACCGGCAAGACAAGCCTTTGCAAGGTGGTTGCTCAAGAGCTTGGAGTTCAGTACACCAAGGAGCCCTACACCCGGGGAGACTGGGGTGGTCACCGAGACCTGCTGTATAACCCGAATCATTCCCAACGCACCCGAGCCTTTCTGATGATGGCCCAGCGTTCGAGCCATCTTGAAGAATTTGAGGCCATCCCTCGGGCCCACTTTGAGCCCGTCATCTTTGACCGCTACATCCTCACCACCGTAGGCCATCAGGCCGAGAGCCTTGGTGATGCCCACATGCTTTACAAGTACCAGACCATGGTCGGATTCCGGAAGCCGGATCTGCAGGTGTACCTGACGGCGCCCCGGGATGTTCGCCTGTCCCGCATGGAGGATCGGGGCGAGAACGATGAACTGGATGAAATGAACACCGAGTCCTTGGAGGAGCACTTTCACCATGGACTGAAGCTGATGGTTGAGGACGGTGTGCCGGTGACCATCATTGACACCTCGAAGTCCTCTTTCGAGCAATGCCTGAATATGCTTCTCTCTGACATTAAGGAGATAGTCGATGGAAACCGAGACATTGATACTGTTAATCATAGTAACCGCTCTGACACTGGCCGTAGCCTCCCTTTGGCTTGAAGTCCAAAAGCTCCGGGGCCGAGCCCTCAGATCGGAGATTCTGCTCAAGAACCTGTACCTTGAGGCAGAAGTTGAGACGACCCCTGATGAGGGGCAGGTACAGGAAACCTTCAATTATGGCAACCTGAAAGGAATGTTTGCCCATGGCACTGAACATCGAGAAGAATCCCAAGGCTGATAGTCCGAGCAAATCCGGAGAAGGCCTGCATATCCCCGCCCTGAAGAAGAATCCGGCATGGCCGAAGCTACGGGACCGCCTGAGGGAGTACCTTGAGTGCGTGTACCTGTACGACACCGTGAAGTCTTACATACTCGGGTTCGGCAAGGTTGGGTTGAGTAAGGACGAAGCCTTTGACTTGTCACTGTTAACGCAGGAACTGGTCAGAGTCCACCAATCGGGCAAGCCAGCCCAGAAACTGAGAGACACGCTGTATGACTGACATGAAGTTTGAACTGATAGCGGAAGGTTTCACCCCGGAATATGCCGATGATGGTGATGCCGGCATGGATTGTCGGGCGAGACTGGATGAGGAGTTGATCGTCTTCCCGGGGCAGGCGGAGTTGGTACCTCTCGGGTTCAAGATTGAGATCCCGAACAATCAGATTGGCGGGTTCCTGTTCCCGAAGTCTGGCCGGGGCCACAAAGAAGGGCTGATTTTGGGCAACTGCATTGGCGTCATTGATTCCGGATATCGAGGTGAGGTGATGGCCTCTATCTGGAACCGGAACAGCAACGAGGCCTTGAGGATCAAGCCGGGGCAGAAGGTCTGCCAGATTGTGTTCCTGCCGATTATCCGGGCGGACCTGTATCACGGCGCCGTTGGCCACACCACTCGGGGAGAAGGCGGTTTCGGTAGCACCGGCATTTCCTGAAAAACTATTTGACTAAACCTCTAACTTTGGTAGACTAAGAGGGTGGCAAAAATACCGACCTAAGGAGAGTCGAATGCTGGAATACATAACCACGGTCTTCACAGACCCTGAAAAGATGACCCCTGACCTTCTCGGGGGTAAGGGTTACCACCTCGCCAAAATGGTCTCCATGGGATTGCCGGTGCCACATGCCGGCATTCTCACCACTGCGTTTTTTGCTAAGCACTTCCATCCGGAAGACGTGAAGTCGAAGAAGACCCTCATTGATGATGTGATGATGGACGAGCTTCGGACCATGCTGGATTCGATCATCTGGACTATCGAGAATGACCACACCCTGATCTCTGTCCGCTCCGGCGCCAAGATCTCGATGCCGGGGATGATGGATACCATCTTGAACGTGGGCATCACTTCAAAGACTCGACCGGGCCTGATCGCCAAATACGGTGAGGAGCTTGTCGATGCCTTGGAGATACGCCTGATTCGGATGTATGCCGATGTGGTGTTCGGGGTAGACGTTCTGGATTACCCGACCCCGACTCTGGTCAGGGATGAATACCAGCACAAGGTTGGCATCCCGTTCTTCGACACGGTTGAGGAGCAGGTGCTGAATGCGGTGGTGGCTGTCTTCGAGTCTTGGTACAACGAACGGGCGGTGAAGTACCGGGAGATCAACAACATCCCACACGATATCGGGACCGCCGTTGTACTGCAGAAGATGGTGTTCGGCAATAAGGACTCCGCCTCCTGCACTGGCGTCTACTTCACTGGAAACCCGAACACCGGAGACACCAAGCACACCGGGGAGTTTCTGGTGGGCGCTCAGGGTGAGGATGTGGTTTCTGGTGAGGTGACCCCAGACAACGTGGAAGACCTCGACTTTGACGGCCCCCACAAAGGCATGACCCACGCTTTCAAGCAGTTGGCCGGATACGCCCACTACCTCACCGAGGAGTTCCGGGACATGCAGGATATCGAGTTCACCATTGAATCTGGTGAGCTTTACATCCTCCAGACCCGCAGTGCCAAGCGCACGGATCGGGCGGCCCTGAGGTTCGTAACTGAGAAGATCAAGAAGGGGTGGTCCTTTCAAGAAGGCGACAAGGCCCTGAGCTACGTCACACCTGAACTGATTGGTCGCATGTTCCGGGAGACGATTCACCCTGACAGCTTGAAGGATCTGCAGGAGGTCTGCTCTGGTCTGGCGGTTGGTGGGGGCCTTGTCCAAGGCAAGCCGGTATTCGACCGGGAGGACGCCGTGGCCGGGACTATCTTCATGACCGAGTACACGACCCCTGACGATCTGGATGCCATGTTGGCCTCGGAGGGTGTGGTCACTCGCACCGGAGGTGCTACCAGCCATGCTGCCATCGTTGCCCGGTCACTGGGTAAGCCTGCGGTGGTTGGCTGTGGCGACTCTGTGGGTAACGTGATTGGGAACGACTGGATAGTGATCGACGGGGATGCTGGCAAGGTCTACAAGACTCTCGGAGGACAGCCGGTGGTCATGGTGCAGGGTGAGGCCACCCCGGAGTTCCTTGAGTTCGCCAAAATGGTGTGGGGAAAAGACCTCGACACCAAGACGAACTACGTCAGACCGTTCTCGAACTTGGAGGAGTCGTCCTGCATTGCCCGAATCTTCGGAGTGGAGTCTACCGTCGCTGGCACCAACACCCCGAAAGACCCGGTGGAGGAAACGGATATTCCTGAGGAGGTGCTGGCCTTCTTGGAATCCGTGAACATCAAGGAGGAGACGATAAAAGTAATCACCTCCAAGGGGTTCAAGATTTCAGAATCCTGCTATGATAGAGACCCAGTAGTTGTGGCGTTGAACGAGATTCTGAAGGATAAGGACTGAAGTTATGGCATTAATGATCGGAAGAAAAGAAGGCGAAGACCTGTTTATCGAGGACACCCGAGTTGAGGTTCTTCAGATCACTTCGTCCCGGCTGTTCACCCTCCGGGTCCATGAAGAATCCGGGCCGGTGGACTATGAGATTGATGATCGGAAGGAGTACCCGATTTACTTCGAGAAGGAGCACTCGAAAGACTTTGGCAAGGTGGATCGACCTGTGGTGTTCGTGAGTGCCCGACCAAACGGATCGTCTCACTTCGCCATCATCGGATTGAAGGCGCCTCGCCGGGTGGCCATCATGAGGGGTGAGCTTTATCGCCAGTCCGGAGGAGAGTACCGATTCTCCGATAAGGCCCGAGATCAGATCGAGCAAGGGCTTGTTGGCGTATCACTGGACAGCATTACTGAAATCCTGCCGAGGACTACGGTCTACTCGCATCCGAGGGCGAACAGAAGGTTTGACGACCTGCTATTCCGGATGAACGGCAAGATCGTGGAGGAGGTGTTCACCCTTTCGACCTCTCCCACGCTGGTACGGTCGGAGTGTGTGGCTCCACTGTACGAATCAGACAAGGGTCTTGGTTTTGAAATTAATTGCAATTAAGGAGATTGGGCGTGAAGCAACTACTGAGCAGTATCCGTGAATGGTTCCGAGGAGCTTTTACTTTTGCAGAAGGAGAGCCTGCAGCGGAAGGGACGGAGTCTTTCTTTGATGTGGCCCCGAGGGATTTGTTTACCGGGCGGGCCGGCAATGGAAAGGTGATCCTGCCGCACCCGTATCAATCGGGACCTTTGGTGCTTCACGGTGGACCCTACCGGAGTAAGCCCCATGAATTGCTGGGCGTTCGGCTGGAAATGTCGGCGCCGGCAGATGACACTATGGTTGTGGACTTCCCGATTGTTGATTTCGGGGTTCCCGATTACGAGGATCTGGTGACCGCTGTCCATAAGGCGTATGAGCGGGCGCTTGGGGCCAGAGAGCTTTACATCGGATGTACCGGAGGGTTCGGACGCACCGGGTTGTTCATGACCTGCCTGATGGCCCGAGTCATGTTTGAAAACGGATTCCCCTTCCCGGATGCCAAGGCCGCCGTCACCTACCTGCGGGCCCTGTATGTCCCGAACGCAGTTGAGACTGCAGATCAGATGGATATGGTTGAGCGGTATATCAGCGACCTGAACGCCGCATGATTTGGGGCCTTCGGGCCCTTTTTCATTTGACAAAACCTATAATTTAGGTAGAATGAGAGCATAACCTAAAGGAGAGGTGAAATGTTCTTCAAAGACTACAAGCTGGCTTTCCGAACTCCCCACGATTTATCCGAAGTTCCGTTCAAGGCGGTTAAGGGGAGTCTCGATCTGCATCACAGCAAGGCCCACCAAGTAGAAGAAGATATCGTCAGCTTCTACAACCTCGTTGCATTGGTGAATCATCAGATCCGGGGCGACTACCACGTAATGACCAGCCGTGACGCTGACATTCTCCGGAGAGTTGATGAATTGATGGAGCCGATACTTCGGCGCATGATCAACTACCTGACGGTGGTCTGCATTCGGGAGTGCCGGCACTACAAGAAGTTCCCAGTGAAGGGAGCGTCGGACAACTGGAACGAGGCCGTTTCCGGGGTAAAGGGTACCAGTGGCTTCGACTGTGTTGAGAAGGTCTACGCCACGCCAGACCTCAATACCATGAGCCTCCGAGAATTGTTGGAAGGGGCTTCGGCCTGCTTCGGATCCTCGTACTGGGGCGGAGCCTTTGGAGGTAAGGCTTGGAAGACGATCTCGGACCACACTCTGAAGTTCGTAGCCGGAGAGATCTCGGCGGAAGTCTTCATTGATCAGGCGTTCTCGCTACAGCACAACACGACGACCGTCTTCAACAAGTCCGTGATTTACAAGTATGACACTGTGGACAACATCACCACCCTGCTTGATATGCAGGCCCATGGCATCATCGGACTTGCTTTCGAGGCCTATGACAGTGGAAAGTGTGACGCCACAAAAAAGCTGATGGAGGAGTTCTACCCGGAGTTCCTGAATCCGGACCTGACCGGTGTGGATAAGCCTCTGCTCTCAAAGGTTCCGATGATCGGCGTCAATCTGGGGGCCAAGTCGAAGACTGCCAGCCCCACTCATAAAGCCTTGTGGACCTACCAGAAGCTGACCGAGGCTGAGGCCAAAAAGATGCTGACGTTCATGAAGTCCACATTGACCATCACCAAAAAGCAACGCTCGGCAGGCAATCACGCTGCCAAGGTTCAAGTTCTCACTAGCCAGTAAGGAGATTGCTATGTGCCGATGCACACCTAAGCCGGTGCCTTTCCAGATAGGGCACCACACGATTTACGGTACCGGATTCGGATTCAGCAAGACTGCCTCCGTGTCTGTGAAAGGGTTTGATCTGGGTGTACTGCTGGACTGGAGTGCCGGGTCGGAGTTTCTTCGGGCGGCCAAGCCGTGGAAGTCCCCCAAAGTGTTCAGCTATGAGATCCGGGATATGAGTGTTCCGGACAACATGGCCGAGTTCCAGAAGCTGCTGGATTATCTGGGGCAGGCCCTCAAAGATGAGAAGAAGGTGATCGTCGGATGCATCGGCGGACATGGACGCACAGGGCTCTTACTGGCGGCTTTGCACCACCACCTAACCCAGTCCCCAGATGGGATGAAACAAGTCCGCCAACAGTACTGCAAGAAGGCCATTGAGACCCAGAAACAGATCGACTGGCTGCATGACAATTTTGGACTCGAGAAGGTGGAGCCCTCCAAGAAGTATGGCCGTGGCAAGGGTAACCAGATCGACTGGTTTGGAGACTCCACGCCCGGGTTCGGAAGCACTGAGTTTGAGAGGCCCGGATTCTACAAGGGACGCAAGCAGGCCAACTCCGGAGGTAAGAAGCGGGAGAAGCCTATCGAATTTGAGGAAGGCACTTCGTCACTATTTGACAAAACCCCAATTTCTGGTAGACTGTGGTAACAGAATTAGGTTTTAAGGAGAAACCTCATGGCATTGAAGATCAACCAATCCAAGCCCAAAATGCAGATCAACCTGTACCTGCTGACTTCAGCCGGCGGGGCCAGTCAGGCGGTACTGTCCAACTGTCCGGCCCATGCCGTTTACGATGGCACCAACATCACCTTTGACTTTGCCGGCGAGGAGATCATCGTTGGCCCGATCAAGGACATTAACTACTTCCTTGAGAACGTGTCGAAGGGGGAGGCTGGGTCGATCAAGTTGTGTCAGTCCATCTGTGAACAGCTTGAAACCCACCTGAAGGATAGTGGCTTGGCCAACTCGTTTGAGCAAACCACCCCGCAGGCCCAAATGCCGGCCTACGAGGGCAACACGACTGTCAATGGCCTGCAGCCACGGCACAAGTCCCCGGCGGAAATCAGTGCTACCGATCACCCGGCGCTGGCCCTGTACGATTACGTGCCCGGTACCAGCGAGACCAATTATCGGGCGATTGGCCGGACCATGTGCTTCCTGTTTTCGGTGAAACTGAGCAACGAGAAAAGCGGATCTATCCGGGTGGAGGCCCTGCCGGAGTATGATATTGACTCGACCGGCAAGGAGCGTCTGGATGCCCTCGGGTTCTCAATCAAAAATGGTGTCAACAGTGCCGGTAAGCACTGTCAGTATGCAACGCTGCATGGCGGGCTCGGACCTGATGACATGGCCAACATGTTCGACCTGATTGGAGCCCTCCTTGCCCGGTTCAACATGCGCCTGCCAGTCGGGGTGACTCTGGAGGATCTGCAGCCATGAAAAACCTGACTCTCGACGCCACCCGATACCAGAAGGTGAGGGATGGTCACTCTGTCAAGCTGGGTCGATTGATCCCCGGCCTTGGCACTGACTCTATCGAATGGTCCCCGGTGGAGGTGCAACCTGACTGCGTTATCTGTGAGGGACGTTATGCCGGGGCGGTTGTGGTTAAGGTTCGGATGCGAGGTGAGCCGAAATGAAGCTGACCAATAGACAGGCAGAATTGATCAACGCTCTCCTCGGGGTGAAGGTGACTCACTCGAAGAACGGACACTCGCAGATCCACCCGAGAAAGCTGGCCGGTGTAGCTGGACGACTCGGACTGAAGCTGGAGAAGGCTTCTATGGTTCGATCTTCTACCGGTGGAGTGATTGTCAATTTTCGGATTGGCGAGGACTTGGGGTTGTCGGTGGAGATTGCCAGCGATCAACACGTAAGGCTTTTCCTTGGAAGTCTGGTCCTACTGTTATCGGCAGGGCCGGATTCCGAGAATTTGAAATCAATTTCAAACCAGTACTACGAGGTCATTGATGGGAAAATTATACATAGTCGCAAAAGGGAATCAGCAGCACATGGAGCACTCGGTTGGGGTGGCCCTGAGGAGGTTCCAAGCGACTGACGTTGTACTGTGGAAATTCATCGAAGCCCAACCCTCATTCCCCCAGCTACAGGCTGGGGATGTTGCTTTGTGCATGGGCAAAGCGGTTTATAAGTTTCTCGCCTCTCACTCCATAGTCCCGAAGAACAAGAGTCACGCCAGCAACCGCATGAAGATGATTCCGTGCGGAGAAGGCAACCTGATTTTCACCTTTGACCCGTATGAGGGATGGAACGATTACGCCCGCCGAGTCGATATCATGACGGACGCGACCTTGGCCCTGAGAGTTCAGCGAACGGGGAGCTTGAAGGTTCAGTACGGGGAGTATCAGTTCGTTGAGCATTATGGCCACATTGTTGACCGGATCAAAGACTGCCCCAACGATCAGTTTGTGGATATCTCACTGGATCTTGAAACGGTGGGGCTGGACGAATGGGATCCGGAGAAGTGGATCGTCAGCATATCCCTGACTGTGGATGAAGGGACTGCCGATCTGGTGTATTTCACCAAGGATTTCCAGCCAGACCGGACCCAACCAGAGGGAATGATACAGCGGACTCTTTGGGAGCAGCTTCAATTCATCCTGAATCACCCGAGGGTGAAGATCCGTGGCGCAAACCTGAAGTTCGACTGTCGCTGGATCCGGGTGAAGTGGCAGATGCTGGTAACCCGATTCGTGTTCGACTGTATCCTTGCTGGATCACTGCTTGATGAGAATCGCAGTAATTCCCTGAACATTCTGACCAAGATCTATGAGCCTCAGCTTGGCGGTTACGATGATTGCGTGGCTCCCCATGTCCGGGTACTCACCAGTGATCTTCGATGGATTCCAGTCGGAGATGTAGTAGCCGGGGATAAGTTGCTGGGCTTTGATGAGCACTCAGGGTCCGGCAAGGGTAAGCGCAGAAGGATGAGAATATCCGAGGCTGTCTCCACCAAGAGGATTACCAAGCCGGGGGTGAGGATAACCCTCTCGAATGGCGTGGAGATTGAATGTAGCTCCGACCATGGTTTCCTTAGCCCGAGAGGGACCAACGGCGGTAGTACCCTTTGGAAGAGAGCTTACCAGTTGAAGGTTGGGGATCGTCTCCTCCAAGTGTGTTCAGTGAAAGATCCAGCCCAAGACTGGGATGCTGGGTATATCAGCGGACTCTATGATGGGGAGGGGTACGTTTCTTATCAGGGAGGAGGGCTGACCTCGGGCATATCCCAACGTCCGGGCAAAGTTTGGGACAAGTACTGTGAAGTGATGGAGGCCCATGGGTTCTCTGGCTTCTATGCTGGGCAGAAGAACACGGACGGGGTTATGACCAGTAAGCACTCAGGAGCCCAAACTTTGGAAATCCTGCAGGTGTTCCGACCCCGGCGACTCCTTGAAAAAGAATGCTTCGATGGGAAGTGCATCCCCTCGGGAACAGAAAAGGTCTGGATAACCGATATTAAGCAGATTGGTGATATCGAGGTGGTCAGTCTGGAAACCAGCACCCACACCTTTGTTGCGGAAGGGATTGCCTCGCACAATTCGTTCAACCTGAAGTATGACAAGAGCCGGATGGATCTGGTGCCAAAGGAAGACATGTTGGGCTATGCCGGTGGCGATACCGATGCCTGCCAGCGAGTCTCCACCAAAGTCAGGAATGACCTCCTGCAGGATAAGCAGCTTTCCCGGTTCTATGTGAAACTGCTTCACCCGGCTTCCCGAGCCTTCGAGGAAATGGAGTGCGGCGGGGTACTGGTTGACAAGGATCGGTATGAAGATCTCCGGGGTAAGCTGGAGGCCGAGCTTAAACGCTGTCAGGCGGAAGCCAACGAGATACTGCCGGCACGATTGAAGGCCAAGCACAACTGGGACACATCACTCACAAAGGCAAAGGTGATAACGGACTTCCTGTTCTCCCCGCTTGGCCTGAATTTGAAGCCTCTTGAGGTCACAGGTAAGACCGGGGCTCCGAGTTCAGCGAAATCCCACATCATGAAGTTCATCGACCACCCGGACGTAAAGGAGTTCATGGATGTGTACTCCGATTTTCTGGGGGCAAAGAAAACCCTGTCTACCTACGTCGAGGGGTTCCTGAAGCACCTGCGTAGTGATGGCCGGTACCACCCCAGTTACATAATGCACAGGTCCGATGATGGCGGTACGAACTGTCTTCCAGCCGATCAGTTGGTTCTTACAGAGCAGGGGTACAAGCCTATTGTTGAAGTCAAGGTTGGTGCCAAGGTTCTCAGCCACACAGGGTACTGGTCTGAAGTGACCGACTTTATAAACAACGGCAGAAAGCCAGTTTTCCGAGTCATTATGAGTGATGGTAGGAGTATCAGGGCTACCGAGAATCACCCACTTCTAACTGTCAACGGTTGGGCCACTGTAGGAGACCTCAACTCAGGAGACACGGTTATTGGGTACAGTGGCGAAGAGATCTGGACCCGAGAGGCTATTGAGTCTGAGAAGGCCACGTTCGATGCCTGCACAGTTGTATCTGTAGAGTATTGCGGAGTAGAGCCGACCTATGACATCACTGTGGAAGGTAGTCATTCCTTTGTTGCGGAGGGTTTGGTGGTTCACAACACGGGTCGATTGTCAGCTAAAGATCCTGCAATACAGTGCGTCACAGGGGAGACCATTGTGTGGGCCCCTGATGGACTTCATCGGATAGACAGTCTGGTTGATGGTGTGGGGTTCATCGAAAAGAAAATAGACCTGATCACGGAGTCAGGAGTTGAGGAGACATCGTACACCTTCAAGAAGTGGGCGGATGCTTTAGTTAGGGTGACTCTCAGGAACGGTATCCAGTTCAGATGCACACCAGACCACCCGTTCCGAGTAGCCACGGGGGAGATGGTACAGGCTAAAGACCTGACCCCGGGCCAACAGGTGAAGAACCAAACCCACCTTCCAGATTTCTCTCGGGAGACCGAACTTCCCACTGCCGGGTATATCGACCGGGACAAGATTAAGGATCTGACCCTGCCCGAGAAGATGACCGGGGATCTGGCGTGGCTCATTGGCTTCTGGCTGGGTGAGGGCTCTATCTGTAAAAGACTGGGCCTGATTGTTACTGCCACCTCGAAGCCTATGTATCAGAACAGAGTTGCAAGCACATTTGAGTCCTTCGGGTTAAATCCGGGGACAAGACCAGACCGAGTGTACGTTTACTCCAACGCCTTCTACCGGTGGTGGACTGAGGTTCTTGGGCTGGGGGAGAAGTCTTACGCCCACACCAAAACCGTGCCTGAGTTTATGATGTCCGACAAACATCTCAAGAGCCTTATTCGAGGGCTGATGGATGCCGATGGGAGTGTCCATATTGCGAAGAGTGGTCACCGAGGCAAACGCCTTGTCCTGTCCTTCAGCAGCAACAGCCGATACCTGATCGAGCAAGTACAGCAGGCGGTACTGGCTTTCGGGTTCGGGGCCGGCAGTGTCGGAGTGGATAAGCGGACTGAAAACTACCTACTGCAGTGGTCTACAAAGCAAGCCCTACCGCTTCTGAATTTCCTTGAGATAGAGCATGACTTCGAGGGGGATGTTCGATCAGGGGGACGATCACCGTCTCTGGGGTATCAGGTGAAATCGGTGGTTCCATGTGAAGGGGATTACGTCTATGATGTGACTGTTCCCGGCTCCCACACCTTCACCCCGAATGGGGTTGTAACCTCAAACACCGTTCCGAAACACACCAAATGGGCGAAGGCTTTGCGGGCCTGCTACATAGCCCCTCCCGGGTACAAGTGTTTCGAGGTGGACTTCTCTCAGGGTGAACTCCGGATCGCTGCTTGTGTGGCCAATGAGCCCACGATGATCAAGTATTACCTTCAGGGTATGGACCTTCACCTAGTAGCAGCTTGCAACGCTATGGGGATCAGCATTGAAGAGGTCCTGCAAATGAAGGGGACTGACAATGTGATTCTGGATAGTCACGGGGTTCCCCAGACTTTCAAGTCGATTCGTCAAAACGGAAAGGCGGCTAACTTCGGACTGATCTATGGCATGAGTGCCGATGGCTATCAGATCTATGCGGAGGATAGTTACGGTGTGAAGCTGACTTCTGCTCAGTGTCATGCTCAGCGAAACGCCTTCTTTGATCTCTATTCAAGACTCGGACCTTGGCACGATAGCTACAAGGGGCTGGCCAGACAGCAGGGATTCATCCGGTCACCGTTGGGACGGGTACGCCACCTGCCTCTTATCAGACACCCCTCCTCTGAGATACGATCCAAGGAAGAGCGGAGGGCCATCAACGCCCCGGTTCAGTCAACCCTGTCGGACCTCACCCAGTATTCTCTGGTCAAGTTTCAGGAGTACTACGGATTCGGGACTACCAACCCGGAAGTACAATTCGCTATGATGACCCATGACTCCCTGTCTGGTTATGTCCGGGAAGATAAGGCTGAGGAGTGGCTTGGCAAGCTGGTTGAGCTGATGTCCAACCTTCCACTGGAGCAGGAGTTCGGCTGGAGACCTCAAGTGCCGTTTGTAGCAGAAGCTGAATTGGGCGACGATATGGCTACACTTGAAGAGATCGAAGTCTGAAATTAATTTCAAAAGAGAGGATCGAACATGGCGTCCAACGATCAGGCCAACGATGAGGCCAAAGTGATGCTTGGAGGCACGGTGACCAAAATTGAGGGTGAGCGTCCTGACTCGGATGCGGCCCTTCTTGGCACCAATGCCCTTGAGGTCGATGATGAGTTTGTAGCCCTGTATGAGGGGGCCAATGGCGAGGGGACCGTTCTGGCTCCTCCCTATAATCCAAAGCAACTGAAGAAACTGGTAGAGCAGAACAACACGCTTGGCCAGTGCGTTGATGCGTATGAATCCAGTATCGATGGCACCGGGTTCCTCTTGCAACCGAAAGACGGGACAGAATCAGACGACTCTCAGAAAGACGAGATCGCCGGCATCATGGAGTTCTTTGATGAGCCTTACCCGGGAGAGTCATTCCTGAGCCAACGGAAGGGACTTCGCCGGGATCTTGAGTCCACTGGCGTTGCCTACCTTGAGGTTATCCGGAATCCTCAGAAGGAGATCGTGTTCACCCGCCGAATGGAATCCGAGTACGTTCGCAAGATGCGTCTCGGACAGGCTGTACCTACGACCTTGACCTTGCGCCGTAACGGGACTGAGAAGTCTGTCCGCACTACCGTTCGGTATCGCCGGTACATTCAGAAGGTGGGTAATGTGACCACCTACTTCAAAGAGTTTGGCTGTGAGTTGGACCTGAATAAGCGAACTGGTGAGTGGGCTGAATCTGGTAAGCAACTCCCGTACAACCAGAGGGCCAGTGAGATCATCGAGTTCGGGGTGAACGAAAGTGTTGGCACGGCTTACCATGTGCCTCGCTGGATCAACCAGCTCCCTTCTGTTCTGGGCTCTCGTCAGGCGGAAGAGTTCAACTTGGATTTCTTCTATGCTGGGGGTATGCCGCCTGCCTTGATTATGATCTCAGGCGGGTCCATGCATAGTGACACGAGGAAAGCCCTTGAGGCTCACTTCCACGGAAAGAAGAATCAGTCCCGGGCTGCTATTGTCGAACTGTTCTCTACTGGGGGATCTCTCGACAAGGACTCTGTTCCGAGCGTCAAGGTGGAGCGTTTTGGCTCTGAGCAACAGAAAGACTCCATGTTCGAGAACTATGACATGCGCTGCGAGGAGCGGGTTCGCCGGGGGTTCCGCCTTCCTCCTCTTTTTGCGGGGAAAGCTGATGCTTACAACTATGCTACAGCGGTAATCTCCTACGTGGTGGCAGAGCAGCAGGTCTTTGCACCGGAGCGGATTGAGTTTGATCAGACCATCAATAACACCCTGATGCGGGAGATTGCCCCGGGCTACGAGTTCAAGTCTAAAGGCCTGACCTTGAAAGACATCCAGACCCAGATGAAAGCCATCGGTATTGCGGCTGATAAAGGGGTCATCAGCGGGGGTCAACTGGTCACCTCTCTTAACGAGACGGCAGGCACCAATCTTAATGTCCATGAGGATATTGAGGATCAGCCTTTGGCCCAATCGAGGCCTGCTTCTCAGACCACTCCGGCTGAGGGAGAGGGTGACGACGAGGGTGACACTGCTACCAAGTCCGAAGGCACTGATGTCGATCTCCCTCGGCTTGTCCGGGACTGGTCAAACTACATGACCGGGTATCGTGATTTTGAGCTGTATGAGGTCGCTGAAATGGAATCGACCCTGAAGTCTCTGTCTGGCAAGGACAAGGACATGTTCGAGTCGGCTCTTGCGGCAAGCATGATGGATCTGGACTACGACCCAGAGGGTATGTCTGAACTGATCGGATGCCTCTGTAGTGGAGGTACTCATGCCCATTAGTAACGAGGCTTTCATTGACATCGAGAACGCACTGTCAAAGAAGCTTCGCCGGGGTTGGAGGGGCAAGGTAGAGACTGTCCTACGGGATGTGGAGACGGCTCTGAGGAAAGGGAACTTCGCCCAAGCCCATTCTGCACTGGATAATCTGGATCTGTCGGATCTGGTGGATAAAGCGGAGGCTTATCTGAAGACCATGTTCAGGGCCTCTTACCTGTTCGGGGTTTCCGGAGTTGGAGATCCTAAGCAGGCGCTGGCCCCGGATGATGAGGTGATGCCGATTATCGAGGCGGCAGTGCGGCAACTCAGGAGCATGGTCCGGGCTACCGTTGAAGACTCTGTTCGGGATATCGGGAAGGGACTGATTGCTGAGGCTGAGATCGAGCAGTCCGCTGTTAAGTCTGATGGTAAGTCGAAGGTGACAAAGGCCGCTGTCTCCATGGACACCATCGAAGCTTTTAATCGGAAGATGCGTCAGGAGGGTGATGCGAGGATCGCTGCCATCGCTGGACTTCAGAACTCCCGGATTGCGAACTGGGGGTTCACCGTAGAGGCTACCCTTCGTGGCGTCAGCACTTATGAAGTGAATGAAGTGATGGACTCCCTCACTTGCCCAGTGTGCCGGGAAATGCATGGCCGCACCTTTGAGGTGGAGCACGCCAAGCAGAAGCTGGAGAGACAGCTATCTGTAGACAACCCTCAGGAGCTGAAGGAAATGGCTCCGTGGCCGAAGCAGACCAAGGATTCTATCGAGGAGTTGAAGAGTCTATCCAAGGAGGAGATTCAGGACCGGGGTTGGGATACTCCTCCGTATCATCCGGGGTGCCGTGGAGTCCTGAGATACAAATCCAGCTCTACCCGTATCGAAGATCAGGAAGTCACCCTGAATGAGGTTCTACCCAACACCGAGGCCAGTGTCGCCAGTGCCGTCAAAGCTCTGGACAGGCAGAAGGTAGTGGATGCTCAGGGCAAGGAGTCTGATGAGGGACGGTACATCGTTCTGCCTTTTGGGGTGGCTACTCCGAAGATGGCGGAAAAGGTGGAGTCTCTGAGGGAAAAGGCTCTTAACGGGGACACCTCTATCCAGAATGTCAGGCTTACTCGAATCCAAGGACTTGAGAAGATCGTAGACAAGGACAGGGTAAAGACTATGATCGAGTCAGGATCGACACAACCTCCTCTTGTAGTGAAGCGTAGTGGGCGCTACTATGTTCTGGACGGGATCGAGGTTTTGGTTGCGGCCAAGCTTGCGGGAAGTGAGACCTCACCTGTCCGGGTTTACAAGCCATGAATCTCATTGTTGCATGTTCCAGCCTCGCTTTTGCGGGGCTTTTTTTTGACATTAATTTCAAAAAGCCCTTTGACAAAACCCCAACTTTTGGTAGTATATACATAACGGCAACCGAATATCACGACCTAAGGAGAGTCTGATGGAACACGCCAAAGTTACTTCCGCCAAGCAAGAAGTTTCTGAGATCCGCCTTGAGATCTATGCCCTCGAAGTTCAGCGCGAAGCCTTCCGAAAAGAGACCCATCATCGCCTGTATCAGGAGGGCCGCACAGTAAACCCACGCCACGAGATTGTTCGACTGAACAGCCTGATCCGTAAGCTGAAGCGTCGTCTGGATAATGAGTGGAGGCTGGTGGCTGCGGCGGCCATTATGGAAGCTGAAGAAATCGAGTGGGAAGAGTATCGCCGTCAGGTCCAGTCACGTAACACCGCTAAGGCATAAGGAGATCTATCATGTATATTCGCTGCTCCATCCGTAAAGTAGGCAACAGCTTTCACGCAGAGACCCGCACAAAGTCGGTCTACAGCATCCACAGTACACCGGTAAAAGCGGTTCAGTGCATCGCGGATCACGAGCATCCTGCTTTGGGCGACAGCATCATTGTGGCTCACCCTCAGGAAAACGGGTACATCATCTGCCCGGTGAACCAACTCCTGTTCCGGGGTCAACCTATGTGGCAACACACTGACATCGGAAAGATGATTCTTGAACAACAGGCTCAGATCACTCACGCCTGAACCCCTCCAAAATAACCCTCAAGGCCTCGCAACTCGCGGGGCTTTTTTACGTCTTGATGTTTGCAAGTTCTGATTCATGGTGTACGATTGCAATTAATTTCAAATTTGCGGCTGAGGTTTCTCTCGCACCATGATCATCAGGAAAGCCGACAAAGAGCGTCAGGTAGTTTACGGGGAGGTTTACGCCCCGGGGATTCCCGACTCTGACGGCGAGTACATGACCGAAGATGAAATCTGGAAAGCCGCGTACAAATATCTTCAGTCTGGAAACCTTCAAGCTATCGACCGGGAACACGACAACGCCGAAACAGGTGCCTTTGTTGTTGAGTCCTTTATAGCCCGAGAGGCCGATCCAGACTTTATCCCGAACTCTTGGGTTGTTGGGGTTCACGTCCCAAGCCCGGAGCTGTGGGGCCTGATCATGTCAGGAGAGATCAACGGGTTCTCCATGGAGGCTTACGTGAATTACGTGCCTCAGGAGATCGAGCTTGAGATCCCAGAAGACATTGAGGGCTCTACCAGTGAGGCTCATGGCCACAGCCACAAGTTTCGTGTCGAGTTTGATGACAATGGTAAGTTCCTTGGCGGTAGAACTGATATCGTGAACGGGCATTATCATGTTATCCGTAGGGGCACGATCACTGAGAAGGCTGACGACCATCATCACCGGTATTCCTTTACGGAGATTTTGAATGGCGAAGCGTAAACTCACCATGAAAGTCCGGGAAATGCGGGATGCTGATGTTCAGTGGATCTCACTGGTAAATCGTCCTGCTAACAGGATTCCTTTCCGGGTAACCAAAAACGAAGGCAAGTTGGAGGCTGGTATGTTCCACCTTAATCGGATGTTTCCGAGCAAGAAGAGTGAAAAGACCGGTTCCAGTGTTGCGGCTTTTCTGATCCAGAAGTCTGATCAGGAGACCCTGCTGCCGCGTCTCAAAGAGGCCGGCTTCAACACTGATAACCTGATCGACCAAGACGGTGTTCTGATCGTAAAACAGGACGCTGACTTTAACGAAGCTGAATGCGTTGCAGTCCAACTGAACGAGCGGGTTGGTGCCATGCTGTCGAATGTGCAGAAGGCCTTTACTCCGTATCGTGAGGACTCCAGCAGCTTCAGCGAAAACCTGAACAAGCACGGGTTCTACCCGAGCGTGAATGTGGCCATGGGTGCTCTGGATGAAACAGTCCGGAATGCTCTCTGGGATGCTGAGAATGTGGGCGAAGCTGCCTCCTTTATCGGCAATGCCTTGGAGCAATTCTCTGGCTACATCGTGACTCTGGTCGAGAACCTGCCCGAGGAAGCCTTCACTGCTATGAAGGTTGCTTCCGCTCCCGCCGAGAAGTCTGAAGACGGCGATACCTCAGAAGAAACTGCCAAGTCCGAAGCCCCGACTGAAGGGGAAAAGGAAGAGCAGGCTGCTGGGGCCTCCAAGTCCGAAGAAGGCGACGAAGCTGGTCAGGCTGAGAAGTCTGAGGATGCTGGGGAGCAGGGCAATGAAGAAACCTCTACGACGGAAAAGTCTGAGGAAGAGTCTGCAGAAGAGACGCAGAAATCTGAATCTGACACCTCCGGTTCAGCCGAAGCTGACGACAAAGGCGAGTCTGCCTCCAAGTCGGAAGACGACCTGACTAAGAAGATGGACTCCATTCTGGAAGGTTTGGGTAACCTGACCTCTAAGGTGGATTCTCTCGAGAAAAATCAGGGCACCCTTTCCGAGAAGGTGGAGAGCGCCAGCAAAGTTGCCAAGGCTGCTCAGGAGGCCGTAGAGGGAACCGTGAGTGCTTCTGAAGAAGACTCTCATGAGCGCCCCAACCTTCGGGCCGTGAAAGGTGACAAAGGCGATTTCTGGTCCGGTACTGGTCTGGATAGTCTGTTTCCAAAGTAATGCCCCGGTCGGCATTACAGCACCGTAAGTCATCAGCTAACTAAGGGGAAATACCATGGCTGACAACAAAGATCTTATGAAGAAAGCCGACTGGGCGGTTTCCGATCTGGAATCCAACGGCGGCAAGCTCAACGCAGAGCAATCCAACACGTTCATCCGTAAGATGATCAAGGCTCCGACTCTGCTCAACCAAGTACGCACCGTTCCGATGGCGGCTCCGGAGCGTAAGATCAACAAGATTGGTTTTGCGTCACGTATCCTCCGCGCCGGAACCAGCAACACTGCTCTGGCTGAAGCTGATCGCTCCAAGCCGGCTACCGAGCAAGTAACCCTGACCACCAAGGAAGTCGTGGCAGAAGTGAACCTGCCTTACGATGTGGTTGAGGACGTTATCGAGTCCGTGTCTCTCGGTCAGTATGACGAGGGCGGTGCTCCGAAGATGTCTGGTCAGATCAAAGACACCATCATGGATCTGATTGCCGAACGTGCCGCACTGGATCTGGAAGAGCTGCTCCTGTTGGGTGACACTTCTGTTTCTGGTTCCGATGCCTACCTCGGCCTGTTTGATGGCTGGCTGAAGCTGGCTGATCAGAACGTCGTGGATAACTCTGGCGCTGGTGTGAGCAACAGCATGTTCGCCCAAGGTGTGAAGGCTCTGCCTCAGCAGTATCTCCGCAACCGTCAGGCCATGCGTCAGTTCATTTCCTATGACCGTGAGATCGACTACCGCGAAGTTCTCGGTGGCCGTGAGACCGCTCTGGGTGACGCACAGTTCTCTGGTACTGCTCCGGTACATGGCGCAGGCATTCGTGTTGAAGCTGCATCCCTGATGCCTTCCAACAACGGTATCCTGACCTACCCGCAGAACCTGATCACTGGTATCCAGCGTGACATGACCATCGAAACCGACAAGGACATTCGCGCCCGGAACTACGTCATCGTTCTGACCATGCGTGTTGCTTGCGCTATCGAGGAAGCTGAAGCGGTAGCCAAGTACAACAACATCGGTGACCTTGCATAAGGTCTCCCGCTACTCCGAGTCGGGAATGATGTAATGTCGGCGTAGTGGGGGTTTAGGCTCTCACTACGCTTTTTTGTTTAAGGAGAGGATCACATGAAATCAGTTAAGCTCGTAAATGCCGGTAACCTGTTTCACAAAGGCCGTCGCTATGTGAAGGGGAAGATCAACATGGTCAACGACGATCTGGCCGAGGAGCTGTTGGCTTCTGAATCAGAGAACGGCACCAAGTACTTCGAGGAAGCCAAAGAGGGTGAATCCGAAGACGCTGGTAATACTGATGCTAAGCAGACTCAGGCCAAGAAGGGCCCTGCCAAGCAGACAAGTCAGAGCAAGAAGCAAGCCCCGTCCAAGCAGACCCAGAAACCTTCTGAGCCTGAAAAGACTGGGGATGACTCTGAATCCCAAGGTGGAGTTAAAGTCTGATGTTTCTCGTAGAGGTGCAGGAAGTGATGCGCCGGTTGGCGCTTCCGGAAATCGTACAGGCCCGCGATGAGGTGCTTGAGGTTCTGGAGAGTACCACTGTTCGCATGATGGCGTTGCTGGAGACTCGAGGCTTTGCCCGGGGCACTTTTCAGGACGACTTAATGGTG